AGCGTCAGCAAGATGGAAACCGTCACCTGGGAAAACGGCGTCTTCGCCTGTCCCGTAAGAGACCAGACGCTTAAGGGTCTCGTGGACGGGCTTGTCCTCCTGGTGGCAGTAATGGGAGTCCTGAGTGATGACACAAGGAAGCCCTTGCTGCTCAGCCAATTTCATCAGCGCGTCAGCAAGGGCGTTGTCGTCCCACCCATCACCATGATCGATGTTGTGGTTCTGCAACTCCACGTAGAACTTGTCGAACCACGATCCGTACGCCTGCATGAGTTGGACGGCACGCTGCTCGTTGTCCGTCACAATGGCCTGGGAGATCATGCTGAAGTAGCAGCCCGATGTAGCAGCAATGCCTTCCAGCATCCCGTCGTCGGCTAGTGCAGCAAGATCACGATGATCAAGTAGCGGCTTGTGGTAGAAGTTCTCGTTCGCCACCGTATTGATGTGGACGAGGTTCTCGTACCCCTTCGTGGTGTACGCAACAACGCACATGTGGTGACGCTTCGCGCTCTTGTCCTGCCTGTTCTCCACGACATACAACTCTGTGCCAGGGAAGGGCTTCAGACCGCGCTTCGCGGCCTCTGAGTACAACTGGACTGTCCCACCCATGTTGCCGTGGTCAGTCAGCCCAATGGCCTTCTGACCGTAATCAGCAACGGTCTGCACGATGTCGCGTACTTCAGGCAGCGCATCGTTGGCAGAGAATTTGGAGTGGGTATGGAGGTTCCACCAATTTCTCTTAATCTTCACGTGTCCTGATCGGTCATGAACCGTCGCCGCCAAGTCGGGGGGGTGCTTGCGGGTCAGGACTTATTCAGTTTGTAGTTCTTGATGATAGTGCGCACTTTGCTCTGAGACAGGCGATGACGCGCGGAGATTTCTTTGACGGTTGCGCCGGAAAGGAAGGCGGATAAGACCTTGATCTCAGTCGCCAACCTCTCCGACGCAACCTGCTTCATTTAACTGAGTTCCTCAACGATGTACTTCGCCAGAGCCTTCTGGTTGTCCATGTCGAACGGAGGAAGGTCGATGCCCTCCTTCTTCGCCAAGGTCTTCAGTTGGCCCAGGCTCATGTCATAGATTTCCTCTTCGCTGATTTCCTCAACGTCGGGAACCTTCTCAGACTTCGGCTCTTCCGGCTTGCCCCAGACATCGTTGTACATGGCTTCAAAGACCTCTTCGATGTCCAGCGCCTCACCACGCAGCACGTTGAGGTCCAGGGCGTACTTCTCGTCCTGCTCAACGTCGTACTCAGTGTCGAAGCCCTTACCGCTGCGAATCACCACCCAGTCGCGGTTGGTGATCGTGCCGTTGCGCTCAGAACGCGTGAACATCTTCTTCGCCAACGTGATGGGCACCCGATACGGGAGTACCAACTTCACACTGGGGAGATAGACGTTCGTCGCGTACTTGCGACTGGCCTTCCGCTCGTCCTCAGTGTCTGCGTTGCAGCCAGGGCACTGAGAATCCTGGGAGCAGGGGTATCCCTGCTTGTTCGCGTTGAAGTGTTCCTTGTACGCGATCCACTCATCCACTTCATCAATGAAACGGACAACGTTATCGCCGTCGCGGAAGTTGCGAAGATACTTAAGGATTTCGCCATCGTAGTCATCTGTAACTTCAGACTTCTTCTTTCCGAATGCCACTTTTCCTATACCTTTCGTGATTTCCTTGCGTACTTCTTGCGTCGCGGCTTGCCAGCACGTTCGTGTGCCTCAGCAGAGAGTTCGTCAAGGCGGGTGTACACCTTGTCCAACTCACCGTGGCTTTGCTTGACGCCGAGGGTGTCCCCGATCATCTCGCTCTTGCGCAACTTTGACTCCCAGTAAGCCTTACGGGAGTAAAGGCGGGAACGCTCTGCGATCTCGTCTTCGTTATAGACGCTACCACGCGGTGCGCCTCTGTGTAGTGGTTTCGCAGAATCTGCAACTTTCTTCATTTTCACTGCGTCGTCCACTGAGTACAGGTGAACGTTCATCTTGCCAAGCACCGCAGTGTAAGTGGACACAAAGCCCTCCTTGCCCTGCTGGTGGTACTTGCGGATGGTGTGAGGGGCGAGGCCAACAGCCTTCGCCACTTCGCGGATAGTCAAGAACTCTCCTAGTCGTCGGACATGTCGTGTGATGTTGTCTCGTGGGTTCTGCTCGATACACGCACGTATGGCTTCTTCGGTTTGGTGGTCATCAGAGGGAGTACCTTCTGGCTGTCCACCTCCCCAGACTCGATCAACTGCAACAACTTGCGTTGATCCACTGAACTCTTCGTGACCTTCTTCCATAGTTCATCTCCTAATGCGTCATGCAGACCAACGATGTCATACTGCACCGTGTCTGAATAAACGATAGTGGCCTTTGCGGTGGCCGTTTCAAAGACGAGTTCCTCGTGCTCTTTTCCATAAGCGATGAGCGCCTCTGCGCACTGAGCCTTTACTACGTCAGCGCTCTTGATGATCTCGTCCATCCTGCGATACATCTCAACTAGTTCTTCGATTTCCATTCTTCAACTTTCTTCTACATTGGTGCCACAAGTGCGCCCAATACACTGATCTTACATGTCTGGCGTTGAAATATCCGTCAGGCATATAGATTTCGCCAATGAGTTCTCCGCAGTCTCCGCAGACGAAGAACCCACGACCCTTTTGCATCGAGTCGTCCAGTTCAACGCTCATAGAACTGCCTGAAAACGTTCGCCCTCACGTGCATCGGCATCTCCGCTACGTCCTTGTACTCGTCGGGCCACACAGCGCGTGTAGCCATGATCCCGGCCTGTCCTAACGCCCTGACAGCCAATGCTGCGCCTTGTCGGCCTGCCCTGTCGTTGTCATAGGCACAGATGACCAGACGCGGGTCATAGGAGCCGATGATCTCGATCTGACGAGGGTGCAGCACTGAACCGTATGTCCCCACAGCCTGTATGCCTGACTCCCACATCGCTACTACGTCAGGTGCACCTTCGACCAGCACGATGGGCTTGTTCGACTCGATCATGTGTGCGCCGTATACGTGCTGTGTGGACTTGAACCCCTTCGGGTACTTGTACTTCGTGCGGTCATCATCGCCCCGTTGCACTACGCCGATCAGGTGACCGTTCTCGTCCCTGATGGAGTAGATGGGGGTGTCGGTGTTGGTGTCGGTGCCCAACTCCCAGGTCATGCAGGCAGCGTGCGTGAAGCGATCCAGCCAGTACTTGCCAGGGATTTCGTACAAACTCATGTACGACTCAGGCAAATCGACATCCAATTCTACATTGAGTTTCTCAACTGCCTGGAACACAACATGCTCAGGAATCTCTAGTTCTTCGCCCTGGTAGCGCCCTTTGGCACCGCAGGACATGCAGACCCAGAATCCCGTCAGTACGTGAATACGCGCCGATGGGTTGCTGTCGTCATGCACAGGACACGTGAATGAGCGCCAGTCGCCATTACCGCGAGCCAGAGCGTCCTGCGCGGTGATCATTGGTCAAGAATCTGCCGCAGTTTGCGGATCGGAACCATCTGACCCTGTGTCTGCCACTTGCGTACTTCACGCTGAATAGCACCTAGCCGACGCTTCAGGTTCTCATTCTCAACTGCCAACTTCTCAGCACGCTCTTTCCACCTGACGTTAGTGATGGGCGGCTCAAATGGGCGACCATTCCAGCAGTCAGGGATCACGTATACCTTGCAGCGCTCGCGTGTCTCTTGCAGACGCACAAGGCGTCCGTCCCTGTGAAGGTTTGTCAGAGCGCTGGAAATAGAACCGTGGTGGTTATGCGGGAACATCATCCGTAACTCAGCCACCGTCGCCCCACGCTCTTCCTTAGACGCAACAGCCATGAGAATGTCACGCTGTACATGAGCAGTGTGGCCTTTTTCGTCGTTATCAAACGCACGCCGCTTACTTGTCTCAGTTCCTGACCAACCAGAAGTATTGGCGTATGTCAGCGAAGGCTCAAAGCCAGGACCTCTTGTCATTTGTGCATTTCCTCCTTGATCAAGTTCTTCACGAATGTCTGCACATCCACGATGCTCTTCTCTTTCATATAGTCCTGAAGATCAACGATTTCGCCAATCGTCATATCAAGCGCTATTGCCAGTTCCATCAATTCCTTGTCTTCCTTCTCAATTTTCATCATCACGGATGTCCTCAGCGGTCTCTTTGTCAATCTCTTCGAAATTACCTTTGTTTGGCTGGAAGCGGGTGTAAAACCGTTGACCCGCTACCCCGTGCCTGTTCTTCTCCGCGCTGTACACCATCACGGACTTGCTCATCTGCTTGTGCGTGATGACTACATCTGCGTCCTGGCCCAGCGCGTCTGACTGCGCAAGTTGGTGGACCTTCGGTGGGAATGCCCCGCTGCTCTCGCCCTCACGATTGATTTGAGCGGCTGCCACGATGGACACCCCAGTACTGAGCGCCATCTCCTTCAGCATGTTGGAGATCATGCCCATCGCACGCCAGTCGTTGATTGCCCGATCACCCAGTGGGGTGCTCATCAGCCCCGCATAGTCGATGATGACCAGATCGCAGTCGCGGTCCTGCGCGATGTTGGTGGGGGTGACCCTGCCGTTCGCTGAGTCGTGGACATGCAGTTCGCCTGTGACCTCTTTGGAGATACGACTCAGCAACTTCTTGTACGCCACCGGATCGTAGATGCGGTCACGCATGGCGATGTGATCTACGTCTGCCCCCAGCATCTTGCCCAGGAGCACGTGCATACGGATCAGCGTCTGGTAGCGGGTCATCTCCAACGTGTAGAACTTGACCCGCCTGCCCTCCATGAGCGCCGTGGCGGCGAAGTTGCCCAGCACCCAGGACTTGCCCTGCGACAGCCGTGCAGCGACGTACCAGAGATCGCCCTTACGGATTCCCCCAGTCATCTGCTCCAACGACTTCCAGGGCACTCCCAGGGTCTCTTCGCGCTCTGAGTACGTCTGTAGGAACGACGCGTCGTCCAGATCGTTAGGGAGCGGCTGTGTGCGCTGTGGCGGGATGAAGGACGAGATCGCCATCATCGCGCTCTCGATGTCGCCTTCTTGAATGTGGTTGGTGGCCTCAGCCACGTGCTTGACCAGCACCTTTCGGGTGTGATTCTGGATCAACTCGTCGGTGGCGTAGGCAACGTCCTCAGCACCCTCGATGTACGGCAGATCGGGGAACTTGTGGGTGAGGACCTCTGGCGTGGGCTTCTTCCCGTACAACTTCGGGTACGAGGCCAGCCAGTTGAACTCGGCGCGGTAGGAGTAGAACATGTCCTCGGTGATGCCGTAGACGATGGGGTCTTCTCCGGTGTTGATCAGCGAACTGATCGTCAGTGATTCTGCGGTGCTCCTTCGTGATCTCATGTCCGGTATTTGATCTCACTAACAAAGGCGCGTCAAGCGATTTGGTCACATTGGCTGGAATCTGTGTGTATGGTGTGGGGCATGGCAGTCCAAGAGTGGCCCGACTACCCCGTGTACGTCTTCGCCATTTCCCCTCACCGCTGGTTCTTGGCGTACAAGGAGCAGTGTGAGAGTGGACAGCGCCGTCGTGTGATCAAGACCTCGGACATCGGGGCTGTGATCGCGTGCTACAACCGCGAAGACGCTGAGCACCTGTGCAAGTACCTTCACGATGGAACTTTTGGAGAAATTGACCTTGAAATCATTGAGGCCCCCCGCGCTAAGCGGGGGGCCTCAACATGAGATCAGTAAGTAGAAGCAGCCATTAACTACAACCACAAACAACTGAATAGCATCACTGTAGCACTTACAGTGCGTAGGTCAAGCGTTTTGACACGCAAGAGGCGGCGACTCTTCTAAAGCCGCACTCGCTGAGCGGAGTAGACAAGGCTCGTGGGTCTATCACAGACACGCCCCTGACGACCCATCAGGGACTTCGTGGCTGTCGTAGCCCCCAGGTGTGCAGAGCACCTGAAAACGCACTGATCTGTGTGGAGATTCTGACGCGTAGCCTGCGTATGAAGTGGCCGAGATACCAAAACACAGCGAAGAAGCGCTGAGATCAGTGCGTAAGAACGTGTGTGCGGCAGATACGTCCCAGGACAGCCGCGTATTTCTTCTCAAGCCTCGTACACAAATACCGCTGGAATCAGCCTAATGACCTGATTTTGGGCTTCTGAAGGAGTTATACAGCGCTATAAAGCGCTATAAACTCTGTAAAGTTGAGTAATCCTAGTGCAGAAAGCCCCTAACCTTCTTCGGGAGGTTGGGAAAGGTCCAGTGCAGGAGATGCTTTAAGAACCTCTTCTAACTTCTTTCGACAGTTTCTGAGGTCTTCAGAAAGATTCTCTCTAAGAAAGTAGTCTTGAGTGACCAAAATCCTGTCTTGAAGCAGTGAAATGCGCCTCAAAAGTAGTTCTACAACGTCACTTTTAGACACCAAAACACCCCTGAAATAGCCCTCAGTTTCACTATAGTTTCATGGTAGAAGCACATATTTAGACTTTCAATGCTCCACACGGGAGCGTAAAGTGCTTCTTGAAAGCCCCAGCGGATACACCTATCAAACGAGAAGGTGATATCGATCCAACGCTGGGGCTTTCTTGCGTTCCGTCCCAACTAGGCTAAGGAGGCCAAAATGGACTGGAAAGAAGAGATCACCTTGGAAGAAATCAACCAAGATGACTCTGGCGCTGAGATGATCCTCAAACTCTTGAGGGGGTTCTCAGACATGCGCGACTACTTCAACGAGAACATCTCCGACATCAAATCCATTGGTGTTCGTGAGTCGCTTCTCGCATCTGACGACACGTACTACGACATCGAGCGTAGGTTGTTGGACGCGAGGCCAAGTGTCTTCTCGCACAACGTTGCGCGGCGCTACCACGAAATCATCGTCGGTGCTCTCGATAACTTCGATTTCGTCTGGAAGCACGACAAGTGGATCGTTGAGTTCTACCAACGACACAACGTGGCTCTCGATCCGAAGAGGTTCTACGTGGATCGGGTCGAGAAGTAATCCAACGTCCTGAGCATGACGTAAAACTGCTCGCTTGCAATACACACCAAACAATCAAAGAGATTTAGAGGTGTGGGCAAGACAGTTCATGCGCAGCAATCCAGTTGTGCATGGGAAGGGGACGTAGGGCGGTAATAGCCTGACGCCTATGCGACTACGAGTGAACCCTGCTGCACACCGTCCCTTTGGACTAGGGCGTTACAAGTCCAGGTGCTTGAGATTTTGGTCTTTGCTGGTTCGAATCCAGAAGCACCACGCAATAGGAGAAAGGCTCTCCTTGCAGGAAGGTAGGCCATGTTGAACTTCTTCAAGAAGGTCTGGGCCAAGATCACCTCCGTCGCCAAGTCGATGTGGGAGGGGATCAAGAAGGCGTTCAAGAAGGTGCTTCACACCGTCAAGAGCGCTGCCAAGAAGGTCAAGGGCATCTTCACCAAGAAGCGTGGTGAAGAGCAGCCCGAAGTGCCAGAGGCACAGGCGAAGAAGAGTGCTCCGACTCCCAAGCAAGACAAGTCGAAGAACTCCAACAAGTCCAGTGCGCACGCTCACCGCGAGAAGCAGCAAGCGCGCAAGGAGAAGGTCGCAGTCTGATGGATGCCTACCAAGTCATCACTGAATGCCGATCAGTCAGATCGTTTAACCAAGCGTTTCAGAACATCGTCAGCGACTACAAGCAGCAAGTGACGTACTGCGGAGAATGCTTGCAGGTCGTCAGGAAAACCGTTGACGATGAGACACTGCTCCTTCTGATGGGAGCAGCGTACAGCAGCCTCAACGAGGTTGCGCAGAAGAACCTTGAGTATCTCATCAAGATGCATGAAGAGAACCTGCCGATCAGTCAGATCGTCAGCGAACTCATCACTGCGCACGAGAGCATCAAGAAGTTGAGCGAAGAATACGAGTCGCTCACGCGCATGTCGCTGGACCAGTACGGATACGAACATGTCGAACTCCCGATTCGATAACGTCGTTCGCATCAGAATTACGTTCAGCAAGCAAGAGATGAGTCGCATCGAAACTGCGGCATCTCAACGCGGGATTTCAGTTCCGCAGTTCATCATTCGTGCTGCTATCAAAGCAAGTCAGTGACAGCAGTCAAACCACAGGCCGAAGAAGGCCCTACCGAGAGCACATCTCGGTAGGGCCTTCTTCTAGGCCCCAAGTTTCACGGTAAGAATCAACCAACGAAAGGTCAGACAGAAATGTCGATCCGCAACAAGGTCCTGAGGGCCTATCAGAAGATCAGTCCAGCAACCGTCAAGGAAGCATCCATCTACACGCGGTTGGACTACAAGCAGGTCAGTGGCGCAGTCACGCAACTGGCCGAGCAGGGCAAGTTGGAGCGTGTCAGCAGGGGTACGTACACCTACGTCTGGGACAAGTCAGAGAAGCCAGTGTTGGACACCAAACTGGAAGAGACCACTGTGGTCATGGATTCTGAACCTGAGGTGGAAGTTCCTATCGTTGAAGACAACGTGTTGGACTTCGTGAGGTTCACGGACGTACTGACCAACCAAGAGTTCTTGCAGTTCCTTGGGGATCACGATGTCCCGCTTGAACTCATCAACGAACTGGTCCTTCTCTCGTACTACTACCAGCGCTATGTCGTTAAGTGACATCAGCGCTGTCATGGAGCAGCGCATCAAGGAGCAACCTACGCCGGAAGGTACGGCGATGTGGCAGATGATCAAAGAGGTCATCGACCAAGAAGAGTTCAAAAACTTCGCAGAAGAGAGGTTGATGAACTACGCAGGGGGCAACGCACAGTTGTTCTCAGGCAGTGTTGTCCCCGACAGTAATGACTTGAGACTCATGATCATGATGGGGACTATTGCGGCAGAATTTTTCTACGTCGGAGTGAAACATGCGGAAGAAACGCAGAGACCGCAACCTCCCGCGTGAGGTAGCCGAGCGCAGGGCCGATCTGTACGAGAAGTGCGAAAGCGAAGATCAGGTCAACTGGTACGCGCAAATGATGCTCAGCACTCGTTTGCACGGTGACGGTTTGTTCGATCCTCGTTGGAACGCAAGAGACTTTGCTTTCAGGGTCAAGCAAACTGCTGCTGAATGCGAGTTGTTCGTCGTCACAGAAGAGATGTTGGATTTGTCCGTTCACGCCATGAAGTCACTTGAGCCACAAGTGCTACTTCCAATGGACCTTCCTACCCCAACAGGCTTTGTGTTATTTGAAAAGCCGTTCATCTCAGTGGACATCAGGGGTAAGAAAAATCCAGTCACAGCAATCATGTGGCGTGAAGAGATCATCGGACATATAGGCTCCGCGCCAGGAATCGACGCTCACGGAGAATTAGTTCCTGCCGTCAATACTGGCGTGGTCCTCTATCTGTTCATGGACAATCTCGACAAAGAAAGTCGTCCTCCGTGGTTGACGCCACAGATGATGGCTAACGTTCCAAGAGACAGTCTGTACCATCTCATCTCTGTCTCGTATGGATACATGACTTGGGACATGGTTCCCAAGGACACTGCACGCGGAAGAGACGAATTGGATTTGTGGAACGCAACCCGCAATTCCATGAACTCACTACACGATGGCGAAATCATCAGTGATTTGGGCAACGGCGTATACCGCATCAGAAATTCTGCTGGACAAGAATTAAATGTGGTTCCAGAGAAATTCGTGCAGTTGATGAAGACTGTGTGGCACTTCATGCAGTCAGAGTTGTCTGAGAAATCTCGTGAGTATCCTCCGCGCAGAACTGCGAAGGGACTTCCTAACGGAATCCCTAATAGCCCCATCACCGTGGTGAGGCTACGACGCAGGAAGTCACTCAACGAGAACACAGGCAAATGGTCACTGTCGTATCGCTATCTGCGCCGAGGGCATTGGCGCAACCAGTGGTACGGCAGTGGCAACAGTAGGTATCAACGACAGATTTACATCCTCCCGACGATTGTGGGGCCGGATGATGGACCTTTCGTTGACCGTGATGTCGTCAACCTTTGGGATAGGTGATGTATCTACCAACCGATCAAATCCTCTACCTCACGGCAGATGATGTCTTGGCATGTGCGGAAGATTCGCAATCGCGTAATCGCGCCATCAACCTAGACACGCTTAACAAGGAACTTGATCCTAATGGGATTTCGCTCATCGTGTTCAAGATGAATCACAACGGACACGAATGGCGAACGATCATGATGATCAAGGTCAAAGACTCGATGTCACCAATCGAGGTGTTCTGCGATTTCTCATTCGAAATCATGGAGCGCATCGAGTCACGGCAAGACCGCATCAAGATGTTCCTCGGATTGGATGGGTATGACGGAAGTACCGAAGTACATACAGGAACTTCAGGACAGCCTGAAGAAAGCGCTGATTAACGCAAAGCAGCAGCAAGGTCAGCAAATGATGTCCCCAGGCGTGTATGCAGGGCTGCGCGAGCAACTGCCTGACTTCACGCCAGAATGGTGGGCAGAGGTGGAGCCGTGGTGTTGCCCCACGTGTTACCACGGCATCCCGAATAACGAGCGCCAGGGTGAATATCCTGGCGCTTTGTCGCGTCGCGGCGACTACTACGTGTGTTCCGACTGTGGAACTCGCGAAGCCTTAGAAGACATGGGCTGGGCGAAGTTCATTGAGGAATACGGTGACGTAAAAGAGTCAACTGATGGGGTTTGATGTATACGGGCAGAACCCCAAGAACGACAAAGGGAAGTACTTCCGAGCGAACATCTGGTGGTGGCCCCCACTCTGGGAGTACTGCGAGGAAGTAGCTCCTGAAATCGCTAAGAACGTTGAGTACCCGCTCAGCAATGACGGCAGTGGCTTGGATGCACAAGACGCCGAAGCCCTTGCCAACGCATTGGATATGAGTCTGCTGACTGATACCGCGATCAAGAAAGAAGCGGCATATCATGCACGACTTGACTCATTTCCGATGAAGGAATGTCCTATGAAGTCAGAAGAAAAAGACGGAGCGAAGCATTCGCCATCCTGTCTTTTCTGTGACGGCGAAGGAGAAGTTCACGACGTTCCAATGGAAGCATCTTTCACAATGAAGCCATTTGCGGTTGACTTGGTGAAAGAGTTCATGACTTTCTGCCGCAACTCAGGAGGGTTCGAAATCCATTGAGAAGAGGACAAGCACGAGAGTGTCCTTACCCAGCAATAACCCGTGCAGCGTCTGAATAGCCTCTCCTCTCTACCATTTCGGGCTAGGTCAGCGCGGTAGCCCAGCCTTAGTGATAAGGACGCGTGCTTTCTCCTTTCGACGCGTTAGAGGCTCATCACCTCTGCTGGGCACGTGATTATCACATGTCACATGTGTAATCGGAATGTAGTTGTTCCGATTACCAGAAAACAGTTCAACGAGTTCAGAACAAGTGGGTTGACTGTCCAAGAAGCGTTCCCTGGACTTGACGCTTCAGATCGAGAAATGCTCATATCCCAGCACTGTCAAAAGTGCTGGGATTTCTTGTTTAAGGAAGAGTAATGAGCAACATTCAACGCGCAGATCGCATAGTAGCCGACAGCCTGAAGTACTTGGGGCTAATAAGGCAGAAGGAAGAGCCAGCAGTAAAGGCTCCCGTCAAGAAGAAAGGAAAGAAGAAGTGATTGACTTCTTCAAGCGCGTTTGGAGCAAGGTCAAAGAGACCGCTCTGAACATCTTGCGTGGCATTCGCAAGGTTACGCAGTGGATCAGCGAGTTGTTCTTCGGAGCGCTCGTGCGAGTTGAGTCGTGGATTCAGATTTTCTACCACGCACTCACAAAGGTGGTCGGCGCTATTCGCGCCATTGTCATACGAGCCATTGGCTTGACACTGACCATCATTCCAACGTTCCTCATGTTCAGCAAAGCAGCCTGGAAGGAATACTTCCAGATGTGGCGTCAGTTCACCTTCACTCCGAAGATGGACTGGCATGAGGAATTGGACAACCTCGTCTACCTTCACGCGGATGCAGCATGAAGGGTGAGATGACGTTCTACCGCTGGGGGAACGACAAGTTCCTCACAGAAGGATATGTGGACCGAGATTCTCGGTTCAACATCATCCAAGTTCTTGATGGACACCGCATCAAGGGCTGGCGAGTCTACTCAACGCAAAAGGGTGACTTGCTGGTCAACAAGGAAGGTATCCCTCTCCTGTTCCCCACAAGGGTGCAGGCGATGGATTACGTAAAGAAGCACCACACGGATAAGGAGTAAGTGTGTACACAAAGAAGGTCGTAGTTGATGTCTACGGACCGGACATGGAAGAGTTCGTGGAACACATCATGAACCACGCCAAAACCGCGTCCCAAGCCTTCAACATCGACATGGAGCAAGACGTGCACGACCACGATTCTCACGAGGATTGTGGCGAGTGCTACGACATTCACGACAACAGTAGAAGGGCATGACGACAGATGACCGTCAAGCAAGACAGCAAGTCGAAGAACATCCTCGTCCCCGAGAAACTCGATCCGGCTCGTGCAGCCATCGAGGTATCGGAATGGGCGAACTGGATGGAACAGACCGTCACCGTGCAAAAGACGTTCGCGCACACAAGCGTTGACGTTCGGCACGCCATCCAGCGCGTGATCGCCAGGTACGACGACCTGACGATCCAAGAGGGGGCGATGGAGGAAATCCGTCGTCAACTCAAGGTCTACCGTCTTCCTGACGGCAAGGAGATGAACAGCGACGAGATCGCTGCTCTGGAACTGACCGATCTGGCTCAGCGCGCCGCCGCCAGTGGTGTGCTGACCGAGGACAACCGCAACACCCTGATCGCCCAGGTGATCGCAACGGGTGTTGTCGTCCGTATGCAGGAAGTCACTGTTGGTATCCCCAGCATGTACTTCGAAATGAGGAACAACGGCGTGCCCTTCGCGCTGTTCGACCTCCGCGACCTGAAGCAGGTAGAGGTGCAGGTCAAGCAAAAGCACAAGTCCATCATTGAGGACTTGCTCAAAGAGGCTGAGACTTACCTCAAGAGCGGCTCGATCTACAAAGGCACGGCCATCAACGGAGACATCGATGAGCCGAACTCGCCGGAACTGTACTACGACCCGTTCTCCACGATTCGTAGTGAGGATGTCGTTCTCTCCACGGAGAACCTGGACAACATCAGGGGTTTGATCCTGAACCCGATGGAGTTCCCGACCAAGGAACTCGCCAAGCGCTCGTTCCTCTGGGCGGGTGACTACGGCACAGGCAAGTCGATCACGACTGCGCTGGTGGCTCAGTTCGCCATTCAGCACGGCTACACTGTGATCCGCGCCAAGGCCAACGGGAACCTGGACAAGACGTTCGAAGTGGCTCGCCGCTTTGAGCCGTCCTTGGTTCTCATCGAGGACGCAGAGGTTCTGTCGTCCACCACGCGTAGCGAGGTCAGCGATCTGCTTGAGCAGTTCGACGGTCTCACGTCGAAGGCGCGCAGGGTCTACACGATCCTCACGACCAACGACCACACGCAAATCACCAAGGGCATGACGCGCCCTGGACGTATCGACGGGATGTTCTTCTTCGAATCCCTCGATGAGGCGGGTGTCAAGGAGTTGTACTCCGTGTTCCACGGCAACCCCGCTTCGCGCGATCTGCTCAACTACCAGTTCGAAGCCTCAACTGAGGACACCCTCGATCTGGACGCGATCTACGCTGAAACGAAGGAGTTCACTCCTGCGTTCCACGGAGAGGTCGCAAAGCGCGCCCAGTCGTTCTGCCTGGGCCGCAAGGGCAAGCCTGCCACCGCAGACTACGTGCGTGCTGCGCGTAGCCTGAAGCGGCAGTTCGCGATCTTCATGGAGTCTTCCGCTGAGGTTCGCGACGACCACTTGGAGAAGTTGTTCACCGAGGTGGTCAAGGACGGCGTGGCGCAGTACTACGCCTGAGTAGTTGTGCTGGGGGAGCGCGTCTTCGGATGCGCTCCCCCAGTGCTTTCCCATCCCCAATAGAAAGGCAGTACATTGTTCGGTTTCCTGGCACGTCTGAAGGAAATGTTCCTCGCAGTGATCAAGTGGGTTGTAGATGGCATCCGACGAGTTGCCGAAGCCTTCACTGATGAGAACGTCCAGAAGGCACAGCGAATTGCTCAGCAGTCACTTATGGTGCTGTCCAGGCAATTCTGGGAAATGGCTTGAGGTACTACTACACATTCGGTAGCGATCACTTTCACGAAGGTGAATCACTACGTAGCGAATATGTCGTTGTCCAAATAGACAAAGACATCAACGTTGACCCACGCGCACTATTCATGGGTTGGCGAGGCTCTAACGCTTTCGCGTTTGAGTATGACGAAAGAACATGGGCGGATCGGGTCTATCCTTCGTACTACGAAGGAAAAGAGCCGTTCATAGTGATATCTGTGGAAAAGAGAAAGTAGAGGAAAATGGAAGTTGAAAGCAAAGACGGCGCTTACGAGTACATGCGGGTTGTGTTGATGCTCAACGCACCGGAGTACGGATACCGTAAGTTCTCGCTGGCCTGGGAATCCGAGGAGGATAAAGACTCCCCTCGTGCGCTCCGTCTTGCGGATTTCGCTGGTGTCTCTTACTTGGTAGGCACCGACAACTGGATCGATGACGACTTCATGGAGTGGTTGGCTCGTTCCCAGTTCCTTGGCGATTCTTCTCTGTGCATGAATGTCGCACTGTGGATCGCCTTGCTTGACTCACATGTCGCTGAGACATTTCTTGACGACATTGAAGAGAAGCAAGAACGTAAGTGGATCGTCAATCGTCTGTACAAGACGCTTGGCATCAAAACTGGCGACGCGCACTTGCGTCGCCGTTTGATGTTCTGCGATGGAGAATCGCTGAGTGTTCAAGCATCTGCTGAGCACTACGCAATTCCCAAAGACGACGACGGGCCGTACACCCACGTCGAAGTCGGTTTTCCGACCTTTGTCGATCCTCGGCTGCTTCCGTTCGCCCAAGACGAGAAAGACCCGCTGGACTGCTCTTACCACTTCGTGCCAGTGACATTGCTGGCAGATGTGATCAAAGAGCACGGTGGCGTCTTGGATGGGGAACTCCCGCCAATGAAGGGACTGAAGTAATGCCTTACTTGTTCGCTGTGGCAGCAGTCATGGTTGCCGTAATTGTCCTGACATACTTCAAGTTTCGGGACAAAGACTTGATTGGTGAGCACTTCGATTCAAGTCAGCGAGCATTAGGTAGTGTCCCGTGCCATTGTGGCCGCTTCTACGTCCCGTCTGATGGGGCGACACGGAAAGAAGGGACAGCACACACCGCAAGGCTGTGCTTCCCAGAAATCGAGGAATTATGAGTAAGAAGACGAAGACAAGGAAAGACAAGCAGTTGACGTGTCCTGATTGCGGATCGCAGTCAGTGACCATACACGAAGGCGACATCCAGCCGACGTGTGATGACTGTGGATGGACGGTGGACAACATCGTTCATATGCAATTCGAAGACAACTTCGGGATCGAGGTTGATTCTTTCGAAGAGCAGTACACGCTCATCATCAACGAGCAAGACGACATCACCTACGTGTCCATCCTGGGAACCAACGGACGCGTTCTGTACCAAACCAGCACAGAAACGCGCTTCGGTTCGCTTCAAAAGGCGTTCACAGCAACCGCTTTGAAGAGGTTCACATGACGCACGTGATGTACGTTCCAGTGGCGGGGCCAGTTACGGTTGGCCCCGCCACAGACGTTTCTGAGTATGTTGGTGGGTATGCGGAGTGGGTTCCGTTGATGCCACACCTCGGAATGATGGTTGCTGAGCATGGCAAGATCGGGCCGTACAGCACGCCACCTTACGCGACTCATGAACAGCCGTACTACAGCCCAAACGTGCGCGCCACGTGGCTGTATGTGACGTTCAGGGCGGTTGACTGGATCATGGGTCCAGTCGTCATCGTCGGTTCTCCGTACTTCAACTTGAAGGACGAGATGGACGACGTACAACCAACACGCAAAGCAATCTCTGGTCTGTTCGCAGACTATTACGGAGATGGAGTGTGCGATTGGTGTCAAAGTTCCGAGTTCGACGTAGCCTTCGATTTGAACATCAAAATCGGAGAGCATCGGACATGGGGGTTCACGTGCTCCCAATGCGCAGTTGATTCATCGCGTGGCAGTCGCCCCCGGCTCGGTGTCGGATACGGGCAGATCATGGTTCCGCCAGGAACATTGGATTCGCTAGGAAAGGTACAGGAATGACGGATATGAACAGCATTGGGACAAGTGGCCGCTTGTATTTGGCTGCTGAAGCCCAAGAGCATGTGAAGGGCGTTGTGGCTAACGCCAACAGGCTCAGGGATATCGCTGACGCGATGTTCTCGATGGTGCAGACCTACGGGTACTGCCCTGAGGTCGTGGATCACTTCTTGGGCGAGGACGACTCAGCCTACGTGGTGTTCGAATGCGAAGAGGAAGAGTGGACGAAGTTCGTCGTCCTTCGCACTGATCCCGTGACGGGTGAGGCGTACTTGCACGAGTCTGATCAGGAAGGTGCTGTCGGTGCACTGATCGTTGACACCGAAGACCTGATCAATTTCCTCAAGCAGCCTGGGTTCACGCAAGATGAGCCAGACCCTGCGCTTGACGAGTTGCGCAAACGATTGGCTGCTGAAGATGCGCGGTAACTACAGTCCTTATGACGCGGCAAAGAACGCGTTGAAACTCATGAACGCTGCGATGCCTTCAGAAGATGCGATGGATGATGAGGACAAGATCATGTACGCGCAATTTCTTGTTCAGTACTCCATTGCGATGTCACTGCATGACTTGGACTGCTCATGAAAGAACTGTGGTTCAGAGTGGCAGTGTGCGATTTCCATTGGCACAAGATCGCCGGGGATCGCCAGCCCGTTCGCCTGAAAGAGCAGTTTGACGAAGACGGGTTTGTGGTAGTGACTGATCGTTGCGTGAAATGCGGCGATGCGCTTACCAGCCCGATCTACGTTCGCGCAAGTTGGAAGTACACCAATGAATCGCATTAAGGCGTTTCTCCTTGGCGTCAAAGAGTTCAGGAGTTCGTGGACAACACACTTCGACTCTGAACTCATTCAGGCCTACGACGTAGGCCGGGAACTTGCTCACAGATTCACGCGTAGAAAGTACGAGCAATGAGAATTGTCTACGGAGTCGATACGAAAAGTATCGAAGACCTGGGTCAGGTAGTTGTTGTCAACATTCCAGAAGAGTGGTTGGACAACGATCAAGACACGCAAGACTACCTTGACACCATGATCGGCGCAGATGACATGATCTGGGTCGTGGACTTGCTCAACGAGCGCAAGTGGGCCAAGTGGCACTTCGAATCGCAAGACGAAGGCGAACTAAGTTCTTGTCCCGCATGTAAGGCTGAGTGGGAATCACATGGTTCCAGCATGAGCCTCACACATCAAGAAAACTGCGGATACGTCAAATGGCGTAACGCAGTGGCTGCGTACTAAGGAACACCATGAATCAGAAGAAATTCATCGATCAGATAGTGCGGTTTGAACAAGAAGACATGCCAGAAGATGAAGTCATAGAACTTTTCGCGGAACTCATCAAGACGGGTACCGCGTGGAGATTGCAGGGAGTCTACGGACGAACTGCGCGAGACTTCATTGATCGGGGCATCATCTCGGACAAGGGAGAGATTCTCTATGGCCGAGGGAATTGACCCGTTCCCCAGGTACACAAGTGAGCCTGGGGTTCTGCTGTCTTACCGATGGAGCAATGACATCACCTATGTCCAAAACGTCCCACAGAGCGTTGAGGAATTGCGTGAGAACGACTCCATCAAGGTTCAACTCAACTACGAGAACTTTCACGAGTTCGCTTGGGTTGAGGTCGTTGGAAGTGACTCAGTATTCGCCTGGGGGACATTGGTGGAAACTCCATACACCATTCCCCTGCAAGAAGGCGATTCTGTGCATTTCAAACCCGCACATGTATTCCAGTGGATTAAGGAGGATGCGAAGTGAAAGACGACTATCGCATCAGGCAAGAAATCGAGAGCGCTAAGACAAAAATCAAGGCGCTTGAAAAGCAGTTGGAAACGGGCGACACCGATTTGACCGTTCTCATGACTGTAAAAGAAGCAACAGCAGTTGTTAGTTTGCTGGAACTTCTGATGGACGCAGAATCGGCAACCTTCATGATTCTTCCCGAAAGCAATATCGTCGGGATCAGTGAAGTTGCCAACGAGCCTCTTCGCGGTGCAATAGAGGCAATAAACGCCGCAGCAATAAATCAAGAGGTGACTCTTGATTACACAGCAATACCGTGGCTGACTTTCGACGCGGAGCGTTGGACAGTTGGCTACTCAGATATTGAGTAACCACCATCACACCCTGCTCGCCGCCCTTCGGGGCGGCGGGTGGGGTGTCTCAGTTTCACGGTAAATTTCAGCCCAGGACTTTACATATCCGCAGAACATGTAAAGAAATTAGTGGCCGACCAACTTCTTGAGTGATTCCTTCTGCTTCATCTCCCGGTAGAACTGGTCTGGGGTGTCTGAAGCAACACTGACATCACCGAAGTTGAACTGCGTGATGTTGCCCTGCGAAGGCTGCTGGTAGAACATGCTCTGAGTGCCCCTCAGCCGCATAGCGTCTGTCTGCGCGTATTGCCTCAATGCAGTCGTCAGGTAGTCCATGCCACGGGAGTTCAACGGCAGGATCAGTTCAGGCCCACCTTCACCAACACGCGCCACAGAATCGCCAGTAGCAACTCCACCGAGCGCTTTCCCAGGCGGGGTGTACTTCCATCCCTCGCCAGGGACGTATGAGTAACCGCCAGGATTAGTCTGTCCATTTTGTGTTTGAGCAGAGCCAGTCGTGCTGACTCCTGCAAAGCCACCAAGTTTGCGCGCAAGAGAATCAGCCATAGCCTTGGCCTTGTTAACAGCGCGATTCATCTGATTGATGATGTTGTCAATGTGCTTTGTGAAAGCGTCTTTGACCCAGTTGCCAGTGTTCTTTCCAAAGTTGAACAACTTGTTTTGCACTCGGTCCAACTTGTCGATCAGGTCATTTCCAGCAGCACCCATGTGCTTACCAAGCAGTCCAGTGAGTTTCTTCATGATGTCGCCGTAGTCACCGAATGCTTGCTTGCCGTACCCAATAAGGTCTTGGCGCGAACGCTTAAGTGACTTCTCTCGCATGATGTCTGCGCGCTGCAACTGACGATTGAAGTTATCCAGCGCGATATCCATCGAGATGCGGAACTCTTTGTTGCTGCGCTCAACAGACCTATCACGGTCTTGAAGCATGTTTCGCACAGACCTCGCGTAGTCTTTCGCTTGACGCTCAAGCATTCTTTCCCAGTCAGCAGCAGCCTGCCGTAGAGAAATCTTGCGCACCTTGTCCTGACGTTCCAAAGAGCGCTGGAAGTCCTCGTCGCTTCTCTCCATGCTCAGTCTGTACTGGTACTCAGAGTCGCTCAAAGACCGCGCGAAGTCTTCAGCAGAACGCTGCAACGACAAGTGGTAGTCTTCATCGCTTCGCTCCAACGACCTCTTGTAGTCTTCAGCAGAATCCTTCATGCTGCGCTCAAAGTCTTCTACTGAACGCTTTTGCGCCAGGAGGAACTGCTCAGCGCTACGCGCAAGCGACAAGTTGTAGTCTTCAGCCATACGCGCCATAGACTTTTGGAAGTCTGCAACAGACCGCTCGATGCTGAGTTTGAAGTCTTCTTCACCGCGCCGTAAAGACTTCTCGCGGTCTTCTTCCATACGCCTGAACTGCTCGTTGAAGTCAGATTGCGTGAGTTGCTTAGCGCCCTTCTCACGCTCTTTAGTGAGCCTGTTGATCTCAGCAATCTGCTTGTCGGTCATTTCAACAGTGACACGTTGCAATTGCTGTGCCTTGCTAGGATCAGACAATCCAAACATGTCGATGGCGTCTTGCGACAAACCACGCGCTCGCAACTTCTTCAGGTTCTCAAACTGACGCTGGATGCGCTCTGTTTGATCACGCAGGTTCTCCATGAACGTATCTACGCCAGCAGTTGCCTGCGACTGAACGCGCAACCATGGGTCATAGAAGTTCTTCGCCGCGTCTTTGCTCATCCGCGACAGTTGAAGGAAGTGGTCTTCTTCCTCACGAACCCTGCTCTTGTTGTAGTCCTCAAAAGAGCGGGACAACGACAGGTTGAAGTCTTCAGTAGAGCGCTTACGTGACTTCTGGTAGTCCTCCGCGCCGTACGCAAGTTGTCGCTGGTAATCTTCCTGAGACCTCTCTAGAGAGATGCCGAAGTCTCGATACGCGCGCTGGCGCGACAAATTGAAATCAAAGTCAGAGCGTTGACGCTGCTTTTGGTAGTCTTCTTCGCTTCGACGCAGCGATATCTGGTAATCGCGGTGCTGCAATCTGACTTGCCGCTGGTAATCGACATCAGAGCGCATCTTGTTGCGGTTGTAATCTTCGATAGACCAATCGCGCTGCATCGTGTACGACTTCTCTTCGCGTCGCAATTCACGATTGTGATCAGCAGTAGCGCGCCTTACGCTTCGCTGATATTCATCCTCAGAGCGCTTCCGCTGGATATTGAAGTCTTGTTGGCTGTACAGCATCTGGCGCTGATAAGCCTCAGTGCTTTGACGACGACCACGATAAAAGTCTTCCATCGACCATGCGCGGCTCTGATAGAAGTCTTCCTCTTCGCGCTCCATCTGGCGGTCATACTGCTGAAGAGTCATGTACAGATCAGCAATGGCCTGTTTCGCTGTTTCTGCTGCCGCAAAACGCTTCTGACCAATACCCGTAGTGGAGTCAGGCGAGCGCATTGTGGACTGCCACTCACTGATCGCCTGTCCTACCTGCGCAGGCCTGTTCAGGAACTGCGTCTGGAAAGCACGCTCCTTGCGGTCAAGTTCCTGTGCGGCTCGTGCAGCATCAGCACGTGGCCCTTCAACGTACTGCGCCAAAGTGGTGTCGTACAGAACATCGTTCTGCTGAAGATCGCCACCAGACGCCTTGCTCGCAGCCCTGCGCTGCTTCTGAATTGCCTTCCACTGCAAGTTCGGGTCGTTGGAACGAAGTTCAGCATTGGCAAGAATCTTGGATTCACCAGTGTCTTTTGCGTATTCTCTGAATCCAGCAATTCCGGCGAAGTCCTTATTGCCGAGGAAAGCCCTGGTTGCAACTGAGAAAGAACTGTCTTTGGTAGCGGCGTCCAGGTTCTTCTCCAAGAACGACTGGACGTAACTCAGATCAAGTTTGCCAATGACCTTCTTATCAACAAGAATCTTGGCGATCTCTTCAGGAGTTTTGTCGCGCCACTCAACGCTTGCGAAGTCAAAGGACTTAGCGCCCTTGAACTCACCCGTAGCGCGCAATGCGTCAGCGTACATCTGAGCGCCCTTAAGACCCTCATCAGTCTTTTGGCTGACCAACTTCACAAGAGTTGCGTAAGCATCACCGCGAACTTGTCGATCTGTTTCGCGAGCGCCTTCCTTAGTGCCGCCGTACTTGTTCTGCATGATGTCTTGCAGATTGCGCGTACGGTCAACTTCTGTCTGCGTTGCCTGACGCATCCCAGGAGTGTCGTACAGATTCATCTCGTAGCGACGACGAGACTCATTGGTCGCCATAGTTCCAGCGCCAACCATCGGCCCAAGAATCTGCTTATAGAACTGATCCCACAAGCCGCCTTCTTTGGGAGCCTCTAGCGTCGCTCCAAGCAGCGCCTCACCACCAGGACCAAGATCAGTCTTTCCAGACTTGCGATAGCGGTTGTAGTTCTTCAGAACCTGCTGGACATCGATGTTTGCGCCTTCTTCTTGACGGCGGTACAGATCGATAGCCATTTCGCGGTACTGATCAGTTGTCAGTTTCCCCTGGCTCTTCAACCACGCCATTGCATCAGCGTCATTGTTAAGCGTCGAAACACGCTTGTCTGTGTAGTCTTTGCTCTTCTTCGCCTCATCCCGAAGCGAAGTGTCTTTGGTGATTCCGGCAAACGTTGTCTTCTTGTTGAGATTGCCAGAAGCCGCATCCAGTGCGTCTTTGAATGTCGTCAAAGAATCAGTAGCGATTCCCAACTTCTCGTTGTACGCCGTAATGCCCTGCGAGATGTCTTCGTCGCCCTGTAGGACATTCTCTTTGCGCTTCTGCGAATCCCACAAACTCTTTCCGGCATATCCGGCAGCAAGCGTTCCCATGATTGCCAGACCAGTCGGACCGCCAGCGAGACTCATGATCCCGCCACCGATAGCGCTCAACCCACGTCCAATTCCACGCGTAGCAAGACCAAGACCGCTTCCAGCCAACGACATAGCAGCGCGGTTTGCAGACCACGCAACTTTCCCAAGCGACACAGCGGCTCTACCAGCCTCTGTTGCCATAACCCTCATAGTCGAAGCGTTACGTGCGTCAGCCACGTTCGTTCGCACAGCAGACCACAAACCTGGGCCAGCACCATACGCACGCGTCTTTGCCAAGTCTTCGACGTTCGCCCTACCGAATACTGTGTCGCCAACGCCACCACGAGCCGCACCCATGAATGACGAGAAGAATCCTCTACGGCCCTGATCTGGTCGCAGTTTTGCGTATCCGCTTTCAGCAGTGCTCTGGTAGTAGAACGATCTTGTTTGGTCACCGAACCAACGAGTCGCAGCGCCTATTCCAGCAACTCCCTGGCGAAGAATTCCTCCGCGTCCACCAGTCTGCTCGTTGAGCCACCCGCGACCCATACCGATTACTGCACCAGTGCGATACATCGCCCTGCTGACAGGACCTACTTCGTTCTGAGAAACTTTGCCTGCGTACGCAAGTTGCTCATCAGTCATTTTGGTCGGGTCTCCCCCGACCATTCCCATACGGAAGCCCTCTTTCATGCCCAGTCCTGGGCGAGTGTTAAGCGCCCAACGACCCATCGCAATCGGCCCCATCTTGGCCCACACACCGAGCATTCCAGCGCCTGCCAACGCAGCAGCGCCAGTGCCAGTCATCAAAGGAGCGGTGAGTTTGAGAAGTGGTTGAATCGCAGAGACAATTTTCTCTGTGATATCAGCGAACATCTCTGCAAACTTGTCAACTACTGGAAGAAGTTCCTGGCCTACTGCTTGACCAAGATCAAGGAAGTTGTTCTTGACCTTCTCCATGGAATCGAAAAGCCCACTGAAGGCCTCTTCTGCGCCTCGCTTAGCGCCTCCACTGCCGTACTCTTCGCGCGCGATGTTGATGTACTTATCAACGTTTCCTTCAGCGGCAAGACCCTGCATTGCGCGGCGAGCGCGAATACCATCGATGTTAAGGGCGTTCAGCGTGGCGATTCCTTGCTCGCCCTGACTCCCTACGGTCTCCACCAACTTGCTGAAAATCTCAACGGGGTCTGCGGTCTTCAACTCTTTTTCGGAAAGACCAAGTTGGTTCTGGAACGTGCGTAGGCGAGGGTCACCAGTGATACGTCGCTCTGTCAGGTCGTTGACGATCTGGTTGAATGTGTTAGCGGCATATGAGCCATCAGCGCCAGAGCGGTTGAACGCCGTAGAGATACCCAACAGATCAGTCTGTGAAATGCCAGCCATTCGCGCAGTGGGAGCAAGCATCTGCGAGAAGTCAAGAATCGACTGAGCGTTCACTCCACCCTTAGAGGCGAGACCGAACACTGAGTCGTTGAAGTTGCTGATGACCTTAGGCCCGTTTGTTCCAGGCTGCCCTGTATACGTGCCCATAGTGCGGGACAGGCCAAGTTGCGACTGAGCAAGTGCAAATGGCGAGTCTCCTGTCGCAGCACCCAACTGCGCGAAACTCTTGGTCAACGAAGTGATAGATGTTGCTGAAGTCTGACCCATCTGCTTGATGGTCGTTGCTAACTGAACGATCTCGCCGCGAGCGACAGGGAGTTCACGACTGATCTGGCGAATGCCGTCACGCATGTCGTTCTTGAATGTCTTAGATGCTGTCTTGCCAAGAGAAGTTGCAGAGGCGTTAAGCGTGCTCATCTGCTTGTCAAGCGTTGCGGCTACCGTCACCGCAGAACTGAGAACAGCAAGTTCTGAGGCACCCAAGAACGCAAGTTTCTTACCAGCGCGAGCAATCACGCCGTCCATGCTCTTCTGCGTCTGTGCCAGCGCAGTGTTGAGCCTGTTGGTCGCTTCGTAGGATTCGTTGACGCTTGAGGTGTACTGCTGTGAATCAGCAGATATGACAATCTTTGCTTCGCGGTCATCCATTTCGCAGAGACCTCTTCTTCTGCGCTACAAGTCGCTTAGCGTGCTCTTGAGTGTGCGTGGGGACAAGCCGAATCGTCGTACCTGCGCCGGAATCCTCCCCGGCCAGTGACTTCAAGTAACAGCCCATACAGAATTCCTCTACGGGCGCGTAGGCGCGCTTGTCTTCTTCCCACTCCCATTCTGCCGTACCACACAAGTCGCAGCGATCATTCTTCTCGTAGAAGTACGCGATAGCCTTTGCGCGGTCTTCAGTAGACCAGTGAAGGAACTCTGAGTGAGGTATCCCCCACTCGTGACACAGCGTTAGTTCTAAGTAGAGCCGACTGTCGTATCTCAGTCGTTTCCGATAAAAGGGATGTCCAACCCCTTGTTGCACAACTCCACCGCAACAAGGAACAACTGCATCACTTCACCGCGACCCCAGTCGGGAGAGTTCCAGATCACAGACCACTGAGCGGTGTCCATGTCAGGTTCAATACAGACCTTGCTCAACAGTGCAGGACCAAAAGTGTTGACGTTGTACGCCGCACCGTCAGCCTTCTGCTCAAGAGTGGGAGGATTCTTCCCCAACAACTTGTCGTAGTCCTGGCTGCCAATGGCACGAAACAGCATGGACAGTTCCTGAATCTCCCCATCATTGCCGGGAATCTTCAGAAGAACCTCACGCTCAGCGCGAGGCTTGCTCTTAAGCATGTCGAATGTCGCACGCTTAGATGCCTCACGCTGAGCGTTTTGGCCCTCCAAGGCCTTAAGGTCAGGCTTCACAACGGGTTCCGACGCATCGGAGTCATCCTGTGGTTTGGGCACGAGGATTCCTTTCTAGAAATTACGCGGCAACGGTGGAAGCCTCGCTTGGCTCCACCGGAACGGAGCACTGCACCGAGAACATCTGAACTTGGTTGCTCGCCATGTTCTGCATGGTGCGCGAGGTCACCTTGACGGGCCACACCTCAACCTTGTCAGTGGCAATCGGCAGATTGTCAGCGCCAGCGCCACCAAAGCGGGAGATGATGAAGAACCCGTCAGTACCACGCGGAAGAGTGTCCCACGCGTCGTCATTCTCGTCATCCCGGTAGAAGTCGGCCTGGAACTGCGCCTGCACGGTGCCGGGGACAGAAGTCTCAAAGAGTGTGTCGAACGACGGCGTAGGCACAGTGTTGCCCTGCGACGCAGCGTTCAGAGACACGCAAAACGCGGTAAGGTCAGTCGCCGCAGCAACCTCAGCAGCAGTCGGAGCGGCAATGTTCGCCACGGTAGTGGCAAATCCGATCCAAGTGCGCTCATTGGGGATCAAACGAGCCATTGTTAGTACGCCTCCGTTGTGTCGGTCTTACTCTCTGATTCTTCCACCTGTGGCAAGTGCGTTTTCTCTTCCACAGGCTTGGCTGTTGACCAGCCCTTACGTTCCCAAGCAGCGATGGACTCTGCGAGCACCTTGGATTCAAGCCCACTCGGGTGATAGATGGTGACGTAATTCTTGCGCACTACGCCCTGCCTTTCGTGATCCAGATGCTGTAAACATCAGTCTGCCCATAGATGGGCGGGTCTACTGCATCGCTTCTTACTATTCCACCAATCATGTCAATACGGACGTTCTGAATGGTGTACTTGAATCCGTCTTCTGCGGTGAACGTCTTGCGGTGCGTATTGGCATACAGCCAGTCCCGCAGATAGTCGTTGAGCCATTCTGCTTGCGCTCTGGTGGCTCCAAATGACGAGATCGAATACGGGAACCGCCAATCACTCTGAGCACCTTGAATCGCTCCTGACGAGTACGACGATTGCATAGGAGTGACAATTACGTAGGGATGGAACTTGCTTCCAGGCTCTCCTGGCTGTCCGTCCCACCCGAAATTGCCGTCAGGATGTACAGCATCACCTACAGCAGTGACATTGACTTCTGCCGCAGCAGTCGCCATTTCTCCCAGAACAAAAGCGGAAAGAAACCTACGCGAGATCACTATTTGGCCCCTTCACGATCATTGCCTGACCGCGCTCAGCCAGTTTGTCGAACAACTCACCAAATGCTTCTTGTACTGCTGGGCGTAGATATGGGCGCGCTTTGATTCCTGGGTGCGTCACTTTCTTCGTCACGACTTTCTTGCCGTTGACATAGAAAACGAGGTACTTGCCGTTCTTCGGCCTGATTGTATACGGACTTCCACCAAACTCACCGCGAGAAGAAGTACCGAACTCTTGGTACATCGCATACGCAACGCTGGCGACAATTTCTAATGACTCCTGCGAGGCATGGTGTGTAATGCTGCTTTTCAAAGCACCAGTCTTGTGCGGCGCTTTTTCTTTAGCAAGAGCCTCAATCTTCGCCCCGTAGTCCCTGAAGATATTCTCAGTGATCTGTCCTGCGGATAGATTAGAAATCTGCTGCAAGTCGCGAGTTAGATCGCTGATATCAACATAGGCGATAGTGTCACCCATAAGGACTCCACGAGTTCGACGCGGTAAGTCCGGTGCACGACATACGAATCGTCGCGTCCATGAACCCGCCGTAATTGACAGCCATCACGGTGTAGGACTTGCCCTGATAGGAAGTGGAGTCATGCGCCAGGACATAGACGACATCGCCGTTCCTGACATCGACAGAACCGTCATAAGGGATAGAGACATTAGTAGAGGCTTGTGCGATATCAGCCTCGCCCAGCACAAGCGTGCCAGAAGTATCAATGCTCCATACCCGCGCGACGCCCTCGTATACCTGCTCATGCGCAGGAACTTCAGAAATTCCTGTGTCCTCATCGAAAGCGATTTGAGGGTCTTCTGGTCGATAGACGATCACCATCGCTGACATGTGATCCTGAGCGCGCTTTCGCGCGTATTGCTTGGTGCGCTCAGAAACGGTGATCTTCATGGCACCATTATCACTTGTACGTATATCCACCAGCAGAAAGATGGCCGATGTACTTCTTGGCCTTCTGACCCGTCTTACGGTTGGTCGCTACGACATCGCCGCGCTTGAGGTTAGAGGAGCGACCAGCAGTCGCTCCTGCGATACCGCCAGCAAGACTCAGAGCAGAACCAAGACCGCGACCACCAGCAGCAGTGCCAGCCACCTGACCAAGCAGAGCGCCACCAGCAGCGCCACCATAGGCCTTGAGGTAACGACGCGGCGCAGAACCACGCTTTACCTTGGTGTCAGAACGCGGGTTGAGGGCGTTGAGGTAGGAGTCACGATACCCATCAGCCTTGCTGATCTCACCGTGGTCAACTCCGAATGCGCTGATCATGGATATGTCCCATCTATCTCTGGTTGAACATACTGAGCGGGTTCAGTACCGCCGTAATCCTGTTGTCCTGCTTCGATATTGTCGTGCATCCCCTTGGCAAAGGTGAGGGGAGCAATAGAAGAGTCGTAGACCTCTCCCACCATGATTCCACCCACATCAGGTGCGCCAGGGATGTTAGAGGTTTTGAACATCTCACGCAATTGCATGGCGAGTTGCTGGTACTTCTGCTGCAACTCCCCGGCATTGACGCTGACACCATCTGCGCCATACGACAGTTCACGAGTGAACTTCGCGGCGATGTTCTCGCACGCGATAGACGCGAGGTAGATGGGAGAGTCAGTAAAATGCGCCCACGAAGAGATCAGAAAGTCGATCTCTTCATCGGTGAGAAAAGGGTCTTCTGACAACGTATCCTGGGCATGAAAACGTACCGCGTCGCGTAATGACAACGCGGGGTTCCCAGAATACGAAAACGTCACTCAGCAGACCTCTTCTTCTTCCAGCGCTTCGCGCCAACGTAGGCTCCACCAGCACCAGCGCCAGCAAGACCACCCGCAGCAGCAGCAGGAACAGCGACCATAGCAGCGCCCTTGGCTGACTTAATTCGGCCTTCTTTAGCCATATTTCGGCCAATTCCATACATCAAACCAGTCACCGGAGCAGCCGTAGCACTAGTCACCGCAGCACCAGTACCAGCGCCAATCGCGAGATTACGCTTCTCGTCACGAGACAACTTCTTGCTGATCTCGCCGTGCTCCACACCAAATGCGCTAATCACATCAACCTCACAACTTGAAAATCTTGTTTGCGCCGTTGCTCCACGCGACAGTGATGTCAGCACCAGTCGGAGTGATCGGCAGGCCTGTTCCGGTGTCGATATAGGCGATCAACTTTCGCAACGCGTCAGAAGCGCCTTCCTTGTAAATGATGACCGCAGTGATGGCGCTGCCAGCAGCCACAGCAGAGAAAAGCACATCCGCAGCATCTGCCACACCAGCAGTAGTGGTCTTCGATGTGAATGCGCTGGACGACTGAACAACAGTCCCGCCAGCACCAGTCACATCAGAGAGCGCAGTATGAGCAGCCGAGAAGGTGTAGCCGCGCACAAGACAGCACCGAATGTCGTCGGTGTCCCAGGCGATGTCACCCGCAAGAAAGCCCTCGCGCCCTGCGTCGAAGAGTGCGTTAGCCATTAGTCAGCCTTTCGGTATCGATACTGAGGATCGTTCTTGATCCTTCTCAGTGACTCTTTAGCACCAATGTACCCACCCACACCAGAGCCAGTTCCGGTAATAGTTGTCGCCAAAATGCCTTTGGCGCGCTCAGGGTGCATTGGCTTCTTAAGACCTGCAATTTTGACAGGACCGTTGAATCCTTTACCGCGAGTTACGGCGCGATAGATTCCGTATCCGGCAGCGGTGCCAAGCGCGCCGCCAATAGTTTTCGCAGCGAAGTTATGAGTTGCGGCTTTCTTCTTGCGGTACTGAGCGTTGTCATACGCGTCTACCGTGGTAGAAGGAAGCGCAGGGCGAAGATGCTCATCTACTTTCTCTCGCTTTGATACGAAAGAGTTCTTCACAAGTAGAGGAACGAGTCTCTTCATCACTCACCCTCTACAACATCCTCAGCGACAGGCTCTTCGACAACAGACTCTTCTACCTTGGGAGCAGCCTTCTTGGCGACCTTCTTGGCAGGCTTGGGCGCTTCCTTGACAGGAGCCTCATCGAACTTCTCATCAATACGCCCAGCGCGCACAAGAGTCTCGATACGGATCAGAGACTTGGCCTCTTCACGCGAGATGATGTCGCCGGGAACTCGGGACTGTCCCCACAGCGTCAGGGGACGACGAACCACATAGTAGGTGGGAATCCTACGAGCCACTTCATGTGCCTTTCTCTACGGGAAAAGGGAGGCCGACATCTTTCAGCCGACCTCCCTCTTCCTCTTGTGAATCGTCAGGCCACCGCAGTACCGACGAAAATTCCCATGTCGGGAGCGACAACCTTCATGTCGTAGGTCATCTCGCCCTCCACACGGTCACTGGCAATGTGCTCCATGCGGAAGTTCTTGATGCGGATACCCTGGCCGTTGCCAGCGGTGTATCCGTTCCACGTGAAGGTGTAGCCAGCAGCCGGGGTCATCAGCGACGGGGACGACGGGCTGTACGCCAGCAGAGCCGACTTGGAGTCAGCGATGAAGGAGTACGAGGCCGCAGCATCCTGGTCGTCAGCGTCGTTGATCTCAGCCCCAGAGGCCTTGGTCGCGTACGCGGTGACGATCCGGTCCACACCGAACAGGGTCGCGATGAGGTCCTCAGTCACGATTCCACGCTGGGTGTACTTGATGCGGTCAATGATGTCGGGGTGGTTCTTCAGTTCACGAAGAACGTTGGCACCGATCACCATCGTGTTCGGGGCGTACCCAGTGAGTTCGCGGAAGTCCACGATCCACTGCGACACATCGTTGATCGGGTCGGACGCGTCGTCGTTCCACTGAAGGAACTCGCCGGAACCGACACCAGAGGCAACGCCCGTCTTCTCAGTCGTCCAGACACCAGCCTTGAAGAAGGTGTCGGCCCAGTCAAGGTCACGCTTGAGAAGCAGTTGGTTGGTCACGAACTTCGTCGCGTCGGAGTCCACGCGGAAGTTGGAGTCAGCGTTCGCGCGAACCTGATCGTCAACGTCCTTGTGCACGGCGTACACGTGGGCGAAGTACGAATCAGTGTCCAACTTCCAACCGACCCCAGGGGACTCGGTGGACGGCGCGCGACGCTTCACATCGGTCTTGCGCCAGTCGGACTTGCTGTACTTCCAGTACATGTCCGATTGCTTCTGGACAGGCACCTGCGGGAACACCTTCGTAGCGATGAACTCCGAAGCGTTCTGGATATAAGCGATGCTGACATTCGTCAACGGAGCGTTGACGTGAAGATCGCTCTGTGCTGGATTAGGCATTTAGTCAGTCTCCTTAGTTCGTCTTCAGCAGCACGGAGATGATTTGCCCGTCAGCGCCACTGGTGACAGCGACACCGACTACCAGAGCAGCGTCAGCGGGAAGAGTGGCGGCAACAGCCTCACCAGTGTTCTTCACCTTGACGGCCTGTCCAGCGTTGACGTTACCGCCAGCCTGCACCTTGGACACACCACGGATTGCCACAGTCGCAGATTGTCCCGTGTACTGCGGCTTGTTCTGAAGCACACCCACCACAATCTCGTTGGCGGTGGCATCAGCCAGACCAACCTGGGAGGCACCAGTGACCTTCACGAAGCGGTACTGCTTACCGCCATTCGGATCAGCGCTTCCCGGCTGACCGGGAACGCTCGTGTACACGGCCAGAGTCGCATCAGCGTTAAGGCTGATAGACCTTAGACCCTCTTCAAACGCCATTGTCTTCCTTCCTTAACCAAAGTAGCGAGTAGCCATGTACTCGTCGTAGGCACCGGGGTTCGCGTCGAAAACGGCCTCAACCGCCTCAGCCTTGCTGATGTCCGACTTCGACACGTTCTCATCGATGTAGGCGTCCACCGCAGTGAGCACATCGTTGTTGGAGCCAGCACCCTCAGTGCCGTACTCCTCAAAGATGATCTCACCAGCGGCGCTGAGCGCCTTGTGGATGACCTCACCGTACTCATACGGGAGTTCCTCCGCGATAGCCATCAGGACCGGGGCCAACTCGTCGGACGGGATCGGGAGGTTGTAGGACTTCGCAACCTCTTCGTACTCCCGCACGAGGCGAAGGTCGCGCTCGCTCTTGGCGATTTCCTCAGCCTGAGCAAGAGACTGCTGCATCTCTTCGACCTGGGCGAAGGCCTTGGAGATCACCTCGTCCCGCTCAATGTCAGTGAGGGACTTTGACAGTTCCTCACGAAGTTCCTCGGCAAAAGTCTTGCCGTCGTCGTTCTTCTTCAAGGCGTATGTCCCTCCTGCACCAACACCTGCACCAAGTGCAAGTGGCTTCTTGTTCTTACCAAGCCAATTGATTCCGCTGCCGATCTTTTGACCGCCCTTGGTTCCGGCAGCGGCAAGGAGACCGGAAGTGAGTCCCTTGGAGACCCCGGCGTCTTCCAGTTCCTGCTCTTCAAGTTCCGCTTCGGTCTCGTCGTCAACGACAAGGAAGGGGCTTCCCTCTTCATCGAAAACAACGTCACCCACGGACAATTCAGAAACGTCGATGGCTTCGCCATCCTCGTTGTAAATATCTTCGGGCACGTTGTCCTCCTGGGTCGCCCTCTTCGCGATAACAACCTTTGCGTGAGCATTCGCAGGACGGTCTACGAGGGAAATTTCGTCAATTTCCATGTCTCGCAGTGTCTTGATGATGTTGCTCATGTTTTGGTTGCCTCCTTACTGGTGATTGTTGCAGAACGTACAAGGCTATTTATGACTTGGGTTTGAACTGATTTCGTTTACGAGACTCTTCGCGCTGGATTGCAGCGAAATTCAGACTTCCAATACCGCCAACTCCTGTGGATGTAGCACCCGCGATGTAACTTTTGTCCTTGATGGAGTTCGCGAGAGCCTCAGTGCTTTCGCCATTCATCTTTGATTTGAGAGCAGGAATCTTGGCGACGGCTTTGGGATTGTGGCGAACTATGGCTGATGTCCCCAAACCCGCAAGACCAGCCAGTCCAGTCACGGCAGCGGCAGTGGACAACTTCGCCTGATTCTTCTTCTTGCGCCGCATTTGAGCGTCTGAGATCGGAGGATGATCAGACTTGGCAAGCGCCGCCTTAGCCCCGAGAACATTCGCTCCGATGATGCCAAGCAGAGCGAGCGTGTGGTTGCGCTTCTTGCGCTTCTGCTTCTGGAAGTTCTGATACAAGTAGTACGCCTCAGCCTGTTGCTGCGGCGAAAGGTACTCAAATGCCGCCACGAGGCTCTCTCCGTCCCTTGCCGTGGATTGAGAAGTGAACGCGATCACCCTTCTTCACGTTCTCCCACTGCTGCTCATCGTTTACCTTAAAACCGACCCACCAGCCGTGAGGAACAGCGTCAGGCTCAAGCCCCATCGCTTCCAACTTCTCGGGAGTCACCACGAAGGACTCGATGAGATCAGAAGTATGAAGAGGCTGATCACCCACTCGCTGATGCATATCGCCACCCTTGCGCGAGTTGACAACGTAGTGGTACGCACTTTTCTCCATCTCATCGATGGGAACGTAGTCACCTTGACGGTCTACGACATCCACCCCATCGACCTTTGACAGCGAGCACCAACCGAAGACCTGACGCTTTTCACTATCAGACTTCTTAATCTCACCGTCGAACTCGTACTTGGCGGGGTTGATATTAACCTCGCGCACAGGCTCTACAGTGAAACGCGACTCTTCGACAGCCTCTTCAACGACTTCTTCGGTGTCCACAGCCTTGTTGATGAGTTCAATCGCCTCTTCAGTGGTGATCTCACCATTGCGACGCTTCTCAATGATTTCGTCGCACGCCTTCTTGACGGCTTCCTTCGGCTTCTTCAACTTGGTGCGTTCACGGGCGAAGTACTGCGCGCTTTGTGCGTCCAGTCCTGCGTTTAGCAATTGCGACCCAACCAATGCCGTACCCGCAGCACCGATGGCAACCTTCGGGTTGACACCGATCTTCTTGAGGAACTTACCTGTGCGAGAGACCTTCGGAGGTTGGTTAATGGTCATGTCATCAGGGTTGATGTGACGCGCCTGATCCAGAGCCAACTTGGTACCCAGCGCACCCGCCGCAGCACCAAAAGCGTTGTTCGCAAGACCAACATCGACCTCACGGCGCTTTTTCTTGTACTCCTTCATCGCAGGAGAAGGCTGTTTCTTAACCTTCAACGGCTGATTGACGTGGACTTCAGAAGGGTCCTGCAACTTGCTGACGAGTTCCTGCTCGTCAATTCCTTCGTAAATGAAGGACGCAAGATCGTTCAGAAGGCTCATAACATCATCCTAAGGCCATCGATCAATATCCGGTTGTGCGCTCTTTCATGACATCTGTGAACGGCATGACCCTGCTCACGGTGATGTCACGGGGCATTGCGAAGTACCCCTCTTCCAAATCTGGACGAACCTCTACGTTCTCCTGATTACCAGGGCTGTATCGGCCCAACCCGTACAATTCTGCGAGGTCTGGGTCGATCAGATCACCCTCTGCGTACTCCACTGTCTCCGTCACGACGTAGTTCGCAGGCTTCCCCTCTACGCGCATCTCTGCGTCGCGTTGTCCATTCACTACGTAGAAATGTGCGGGAGGATCGCCAAACGCTCCCTTGTAACTCTTCTGCTCAGAGTCTGCACGACTGAGAAGTTCTTCGATGTCAGTACCGTCATCGAGCGTCTTGCGTTCCAATACGAAGACCTGATCATCGATATAGTGAGTGTCAGCAAAGAAGCCCACAGCGTCTTTGAGTTGATCAGCGCCAATCAATCGGTCTACGTCTGAGTTCAGCGAGAGAAGTTTGATGTCGTTCTTCGACTGCTGAGCGGTCTTGCGATTGGTATTCGCCTCAGTCTTGGCCTCTGTCTTGGCTTCTGACTTTACTTTGGCTTTGACCTCAGCCTTCGGCTCTTCTTTCGTCTTCCCAGGGCGCTCCTGCGTGGAGTTCCACGGGACGACGTACAACTTGGACTGCTGCTCAGTCTTCTCTTCCAACTTGCGCCCACGCGTCTTAGTAGGAAGAGCAGAGCGCTGCTCAAACCGGGAGAAGCGACCTCTTAGATCGCGGTTCCATCTGTCATCACCAATCGACTTGGCAACCACATCGAACTGAAGGTAAATCTCACAACGGCAATTGATGTGAACCGGAGGTGTGAAGAACTTCCCCGCAGTGGTTTTGAACTGATCGTTGACATCAGCAACGATGTTGTCCATCGGCGCACACACTGGACAGACCAACTCATCCTTGGCCGTCACCCAAATCTTCTTCGTGCCCTGAGGAAGATCGCCCTTCATGATCTTCTGCGTCCACTCAGCCTGCTTGCCAAGTTGCTTCAGGCTCCACGCCTCATGTGTGGCGATCCGATTGGCGCGCTCATAGAGTAACTTCTCTGATTGCTCTTTGGACTTCTTCGGAATCTTCTCGGGGTGGTATCCCCCTTCTGGGTAGTACAGCACCCACGACCTCATCTGCGCGGGGTCCACACCGTAGGTCTCGGAGATACGCTCCCACGCCACAGCCTTGTCCCAGCCCTTGTTCAGCGCAGCGTTGTACCCCTCGATGAATGCCTTGTCAGAGACATCATTGACCTGATCTGCCAGATCACCTGAGTACTTGCCCACTACGGCTTTGATGAACTCTTCATCAGCGCCCATGCCTGCGGCAATGTCAGGGTCGAACATGTCATGCCAATACCCAGCGAAGTCCCGATGCATCTCCTTCAGGGCTTCTTTGGTGACCTTCTTGTTCGGGTTGTCCAGAAGGTGCTTGGAGATCATGTTCCGGTACACAAGGAAGTTGACGCTCAGCCGCTTGCGCACACGCTCCTGATGAGGGTCGCGGTCAGCGCTCTCTTGTGAGGATCGAACCTCTACTTTCATCAGGTGCCCGTTCTCGTACCCAAGAATTCCTTTGATGCGTTGTCAACGTCGTCAGCGGTGATTGTCTTCAACGCTGTCTCAGTCAACTTGTCTTCTGGCAGACGACTGATTCTACGCGCGTGAGCACGGCGCAGAGAGTCATTGAAGTTACGCGCGTCACGAGCATTGGAGTAGTTGGGCAGGCTCACGATCTTCCCTGCCATTGCAGTTACCTGCTTCTGAGCCGCAGGCTCCAATGCATACTCCATGCCAGAGAGCATCTCTCCCTGAATCTGGTTGATCTCATCCGCTGAGTAGTTCGGGAAGGAGATCGTCTTCGGGAAACGCGACTTCATACCGGGGTTGGCTTCCAGCAAGTTTTCCATCGAGTCTGGGTAGCCAGCCAGGATCACCACCGTGTCCTCGCGGTTGTTCTCTGCGAACTGCATGAGTTCATCGAGCGCTTCGAACCCGTACTGGTCACCGGAGGACGACACCAACGAGTACGCCTCATCGATGAACAGCACCCCACCCTTGGCCTTGTCGAAGACAGTTCTGGTCTTCTTTGAGGTCTCTCCCTGGTACTCACCGACCAGATCAGCACGCGACACTGCCACGACTTCTGGCTTCTTCGTGATCCCCATGCCGTAGTAGGCATCGCCCAAAGCACGCGCGACAGTGGTCTTACCCGTGCCAGGAGCACCTGTGAAGATCAAGTGGTTGGTACTCTGCTTGACCGGAAGACCCGCTTCCTTACGCTTCTCGTTGACCTTGGCTTCATCGATCAGGGTATTGACCTGGCCCTTGACGCTTTCCAGCCCTGTCATCCCATCCAGAGTCTTCTTGGACTTGTCCAAGTACTCCGTACGACGCGAACGATCAGAGACCAGACCACGCTCCTGAATGTCCTTCTGGCGCTCTGGGTCCTTGAGGTTGGCGTCAATGGAGATGGTCTTAGCCCCGGTCTTCTCCTTGACATCCTGAGCAATCGACTTAATGTCGCCGTTGTTGCCCTCGTCGTACTGAGCCTTCAACTGCTTCATCTTCGACAGCGCCAGAGCATCCTGCGAGATGTCTCGCTCAAGGTCATTGGCAGAGAACGCGGAGTACTTCTTTCCTCCGTACTCCACCACTGTCTTGTCGGGGATGTTCCGCGCTCCACCGAACTCCTTGGCCTGCCTACGCCACTGATCGACGTAGTTCAGACCGTTCTGCATGGACTGACCGAACTGTGCAGTGATGCCATTGAACACCTTCGGGTCTTGCCCCAGACCCATGTTGTACCCGAACCGCTTGCTGGACTGTGCCGTGAAGCGAGAGATATCAGAGTCAGCCTTCCAGGCAGCCTCATAGACGTTCTTCGGCTGCCCAGGCAGATAGTTGCGCCCATCAATGCGACGAGCAGGCTGCGTGAAGTCGTACATCTTCTTGTCCCTGGTCACCAGACGATTGACCAGAATCTGCGGAGATGTGGGGTTGTCGTAGGTCTCTCCCACGAAGAACTTCATCTCATTCTGGATGGTGTGCGACAGCGCGCCTTCCCATCCAGAACTACCAGACTTCCCATTGAGAGAAACGATTTCGTTATTCACTTGATCAGCGAATGCTTGATCGCTCATCATGCGCTCAAGGAACTGGTCGTCAGACATGTTCGCAGCGTTCACACCCATCAGGTGCGACAGGTCACGCAGCGAGTTGTTGTCCGTGTTGACGTAGATGTGGCGCGGAGTACCTGTGGAATCGCGGTAATTCAACTTGTCGATACCGCGAATCTTCTGCCGCATCTTCACCGCTGCCATCGCCTTCTGGTACGGCGTACCTTCGCTGGCAGTCTTCAGACGCGGGTTCTGCTGGAAGCCCTTGTAAAAACCGTTTGTAGCAGTTCCAGGGGTGATAACAGACGCAGTAGTTCCAGTACCACCACCAGCGGAAGCGGGGGCCGATGGCCCCACATTAGGGTTTCCTCCGCCCTCCTTGGGCTTACTCTTCTTCGGATAAGCACCCCGATAAGTAGCCCTCTTGATGCCGTGCTCTCCCATTCGCTGATAGGCAGCAGCATTGGCGTAGTAATCCATGTCAGCGCGCCGCTTACCAGTCGGCTCACCGTCAGGACCGTAGTACGGCACACCTTCAATGGATGGGTCAAAGTACCCAGACATCGCCTTCTCAGGCCGGATGTGACGCGGCTTGATGTAACCCAGGTCTGTGCGGTTGTTACCAGCCGGGATGAAGGTGACATCCTTGATGTAGTACGGGAACTGCTCCTTCATGGCGAGCAGAGCCTTGTGGTAGCCCGTGCCGTTCAGAGCAAGCGGCCCCTTGTCGTAGGCGTACTGCTCACGCTTGTTCTCAAGGAACTGATCCATCTCATCGCGCAGACCGAGTTCGTCAATCGCCTCAGAGTCGTCCAGAGAGCGATTGGCCTGCAAAGAAGCCTGCGCCTTGACCTGTGCCCAGGTCATCTCACCCGCAGGAGAGTTCGACCACTTCTCAGCCTGTTGCTCGCGGAACTCGTCTTCCCATTCCGTGATCTGCTTCTGCGAAGGTGTGGGGTTCTGCTTCTCAGCATTTTGAAGTTCGGCGTAGCGCTGCTTGCGCTGTTCCATGACTTCTTCAGTGTCCCCAGGCATTTCCTCAGCGACCTGTTGACGCAACTCCCGTTTACGATCAGCAGGGATGGCGTCCAACTGCACCTTCTTGGACTCCACCGCATCCACAAGTTGCCCATAGCGCAACTGCATACGCAGCGCCTTGTCGTTGTAGCGACGGCCACCCTTGAATGACTGATCGAAGTTGATCGTGTAGACGCCAGAGTTGGACACCACGGTCATGGAGTCCAGGCCAGCCATCAGTCCGGTGTAGATGTCCTCAGTGGTAGGACCACCCAATGCGCGCGTGCGAATGTACGATCCACCCCGCGCATTACTGATCTTACGAAGGTTGAAGGGAAGGTAGTGGTCGTCAGCGTTACCTACCGCCTGCGATTGGATGTTCCCCTGCGCATCCAACAGAATCCCCTCGGAAGGAGTGATCCGACCAGAACTCGCGTGCAGATCGACCAGCGTGGGGTCTGGTAGACGGTTCTGCATCGCCCGAATCAGCGGAGAGCCGTAGGTCTCGTCAGTACCCTCCACAGGACGCGGAGTAGTAATAGCAGCACGCACAGTATCAGCGTTCAGAGTTCCTGTCTGAGCAATAGGGCGCAATGTGGCATCTCGGGCCATCATGATGTCCTTGTCAGGCTTGGGCCGCTCAGTTCCCCGGTAACGATACGCAGCGCGTCGAATACCGGGTCCAATGACCTTTTCAGCCTCAGGACCCATGTCCCCGACAAGTTTTCCGGCAGCCAGAGCAGCCTTCATCTTCGGGTTCGTTTCACCAACACCCAAAGAGTCAGCGAGTGCCGCAGCGTTGCCCACATTGCGCATACCGCGAGTAGCACCAGTCAACTCGGGGTCGTTCTGCATCTGCATCATCTGTGCAGTGGTGATGCCCTTCCACGCAGCAACAGACGCAGGATCAAGCGCTCCATAGTTAGCGAGCGCCATAGGTGCGCCCTCTCCATACGAAGCAACCTTGTTGCCGCCAACTTTGACCTTAGGACCAGTCTCATAGAACTCAACATCTATGATCTTCTTGTCTTTGGCGTCGAAGTCTGGCGCTCCCACAATGTTATCAACAGATGTCACACCGACACGGCTAATGGTGTCCTGCGCGCCGTTCGACAACTGGAACCTGATTACAGCGTCTGCTGGGTTGCGCGCGTTAATGCCAAGTTGAGCCATATCGCGCTGAACCTGCATATAGGCTGCTTCGAATTCCTTAGCGTCGTTCGCATCAAGATTGGCGCTTTGCGCCTTTTGGCGAAGACGATTGTCTTGAATTCCAGTAGTTCCCTTAAGCGCCGCTGATGCCTTGCGCTTGGGATACGTAGGAGTAGTACGACCCATAGGGGCAAATCGACCAAGCCTGTCCCGGTCATGCTTGTTCTCGTCCCACTTATACGCCTTGGAGATGACTTCCATCGCGTCGATGGCCTCTTGCAAGGCCTCGTCACTCATGGAGCCTTCCATAACCGCGCGCGCAAGGGTCTTCTTCACAAGTTCCTTGCGCTCTTCGGCCTGCTTGCGGATATAGGCAGAAAACCCGTCGTGGTTCTTCTGCACTTCTTCGTAAACGACGTTGGACGCCACATCGCCCAGCACGAACTTCGCAACAGGCTCTTCTTCTCGCATCACCCAGGAGTACGCAGCAATAGCGGCCTCAAGGTTGAAGTTTGGGTCGTCAGACCCGAAAAACTCTGGCGTCAAGTGCTCAGCGCGCATACTTCCTCCTATAAGCAGATGGTACTGCTGAGGGCTAGTTACTTCTTGGAAGCAGGCTTCTGATTCAACTTCGCCCTTTGCTCAGGAGTCATGCGTTGCAACTCTTCCTGCTCCTTGACGCTCAACTCCTGCTGGCGCGTCTGCATCTCCTGCTGCTTCATACCATGCGTGGACTCGCGCTCAAGACCGATGCGCTGCTGCTCGGTCTGCATCTCTGTCTGCGCCTGCTCATGCGGCATACGCGCGGCCTGATGCTCGGTCTGCATACGCTGCTGCGCTGTCTGCATGGCAGCCTGCTCTTCTTCCAGAGGCTGCCTTCGGGCCTGCTGCTCCACGCCCATCTTCTGCTGCTCGGTAGCAAGTTGAGCCTGCTTCATCTGCTCCATGCCCTGAGCGGCCTGCTGCTGTAGTTGCAGGGCTTCCATGCGCTGCTGAGCGATCCGCATGACCTCGGCTTGGCGCTTCTCGGTCTCCAAGACCTGTTCCTTGGTCTCGTCCAACTTGGGTAGGCGCGCAGCCTGCCGGATGAACTTCTCCAACTCGGGGTCTGGGAACCATTGCACACCCGCGCTTGCCATCTGCCCCATGAACGAGGACAACTGGTTGAGGTCAGGAGGATCGACATCTCCCGGCACGAACTGTGGGAACTCGTTGACCTTCATGCCGTTGATCGCCAGCAGACGAGGAATGGCAAATCGGTTTAACACATCTGCAATGGCTTGCGAGATGCTGTTGATACTGGCCCTGAACAACCCTGTCTTGTCAGTATGTAGGGCATACGAACCAGTGCCCTCATGGCCCACCATGATGAAGTCGGCCAGCACTGTCATCAGAATCCGCTGCTCATAGCGCTGAATGATGGAGTTGGTGTCGAATGTTCGCCCACCACCTGATGTCAGCAGTTGGAAATCGAAGAGAGGCTGCTTGGTGTCCTGATCGTATTGGGTGGGGATGACCACACCTTCCTGCTCATCCCGACGCACACTACGGACCATCTTGCGGAAGGCATCAACAACCTTGGCCTTCTCAGACCCCTTCTTTGCTGAGAGATAGTCGTGAGGCACCTTGGCAACAGGCAGACCCGCAAGGTCACGCTCGATACCAATACCCTCGATCTCTTCCAGGCGCTTCTTGTAGTACCAGGGGCGGTAGGCGTTCCGCAGGAAACTGCGTCCCTCAGGGCTGTTCTTCACCGTGGAGGGACGAAACAGCAGTGATCGCTCAATGGGGATCAGCACTGTCTCATACTTCGGGGGCGCGAGTTGCACCATGCCTTTGATGCCGCCAGTGTCATCAAAGACCCACCGTTGCAGAGTTTCCTGGGAACGAATAGGGATTTTGCGCCAGCCGATCTTGCCATCGTTGTGCTTGGAGCGCTTACGGGGATCGTTCTCCCACGGGCCGACGCGCTTCTTATAGACGATCTCGTGCCAACTCCACCCGTAGGGGAGCATGGTCAGCACCTCGGAGATGAACTCATCCCAGGTGTGTGACATGTCATCCATGCAGGACTCGATGAACTCAGCAACCTGCTTGTCCTCAGGCTTCTGGCTGGCAGGCTCCACACGCCACTCGATCTGGCGCAGCAGACGGTCCACAGCGAAGAGCAACGCACCCACGATGGGGTCGTTCTCGCTCATCTCGCGGAAGACCTGAATGGCCTTCCTACCGCGTAGCGCGGGGAGGAACTCTTCGTTGACGTACCCCGCAGAGCGCTTCAGACCAGAAGCACCCAACTCCATCATCGGGCCAGCATCACGCTTTACGTTGCCTAGAGTGAGGTCGTCGCCACCCTCGTAACTATCTGCTGCCACGTCACAAGTCTTTCATATAGAGTCAACATTCATGGTGACGCTCAACGTACCAGGGATTCCCATCCCCCAAGGGTCTAAGAACATCTTCAACGGGCGGCTTGTCGAAACCAACGCCAACAAACTACGTATCTGGCGTAAGGCCATTGGAGTGGCGGCTACCAATCACCATCAGGGCGAACCTATCGACAGGCCTGTCCACATGACTGTGGAGTTCAGATTCCCCCGCCCCAAGCATCACTTCGGGACAGGCAAGAACGCCCTTGTCCTCAAAGAGAAGGCTCCTACGCAATACACCGCTAAACCTGATCTGGATAAGTTGATTCGTGCAGTGGGAGATGCCCTCACACAAGCGGGGATCATCAGAGATGACAGCAGGATCACCAGAATCACTGCGACCAAGGTCTATGGCGTGCCGGGGGCAACCATCACCCTCAATAACGATGAAAGTACAGAATCGTCGCTACAAACATGATGTAGGCAGCGACTCTAAACGCCATGCTCCACGCCAAAGGCTGACTTGGATACAGGCTCGCCCTTGTAGTACTTGTGCTTGTACGACCCGCTCTTGGCACCCCACGCGCGCTTCTTGTTCTCAGAGTGAGTGGTCACCTCTAAGTGCTTGGGGTTCACGCACTTACGGTTGCGGCAGATGTGGTCAACAGCCATCCCCTTGGGAATCTTCTTCCCCGTGGCCTGCTCATACACCCACCTGTGAGCGTTGATGGTGGTGGAACCCATCTTCTTCACGCCGTAGCCCTCGCGCATGGCTCCCGGCCACTCCACACACTCATCTGTGTTGAGATCAAGCGCCTGCATACGAGGCCCAGTGATCTCAGGCTTCTTGCTCATCGCTTCTTCTTCCCGTAAGGGCCGATGCCTTCCTTCTTCTGGTGGTAGCGCACACCACCAATAAGCCCACCGTAGAGTCCCGCAACAGCCCCTGTGCCCATCGATACGCCAAGGCTGCTCTTGAACCCACGCAACTTGGTGCTGTTGCGCAGCAATGTCTTCACCCCTGGGCTTTTCCAAGGCTTGCGGTCATACCTGAGGTTCTCTGGGCGAGGTACACGCTCTTCCTTGTACTGCCACCCGCCAGGACTCTCATGCTTGGGCTTGGAATCGAAGCCCATGCCCCGCAACTTACGTTCCGCAGCATCTCCCTCAGGCGTCCCCTTGGACGAGGAATGATTGGCAAGATCACGCAGTCTACGTACGCGTTCCTGCTGCTTGGGCGATTCGAACTTCTCCCCAGTGCTCCCAGGAACCCAGGTCTTTGTGCGCCTGTACCCACCTGATAGTTGCCAATCGGCTTGACGGCGTAGATTCTCCATATCTACGTCAAACGCCTTGCGATTCTCGCTGCGATCCCAGGCACGCTTCACTTGGCCCTTGTAGTGGCGATAGTTCCGGTGGGTGTACAGACCACCCATCGTGGCAGCACCAGCAGTAGTGCCAATACCTACGCCTGTGGCAGCGCGCCTGTTCGCGCGCTCTTGACGCGTGCTCTTGTGAATAACGCCGAAGGCACTGACATCGCTCATCTGTTGCCGCCGATCCTGATCTCAGGAGTCTTCAGGCGCAGTGGAGGGTTACGCTTTGCTTCCATCTGATCACTGATTGCCTTTCTTGCACTGCGTACCTGCGTCTTCGCGCGGGTGATATCAGCACGAATAGAGGTATCCACAGGCTTACCCAACTTGGCGCGCATCTTGGTGTACTCACCCATGTTGGGCTTCAACATACGACCAATAGCCCCGCGCACACCCTTTGCGGGTAGTTGTCCTACCTGCTTGGCAGCCATACCGTCATAACCACCAGGGATGACAGTACCCTTCTGCCCTGTGGTCTTGGCTCCCATCGTGTCTGCGCGTCCCTCTTCACGCATACTGCGCTTGCCAGTGTTGATGCGACCAGGGTTAGCGCCCCTGCGCGGGGTCACATGCGCGTACTCATGCGCCACGAAGTGAGCCTTCTCAGCAGGGGTGGACACAGAGGTCACAGGCTGGTTGATGTGAATGGTGCGGAATCCAGCCTTGTTGGGAGTGCTGGTAGCCATACCTGCGGCCATCATCCCGCCTACACTGCGCTGCCCACCAGGGAGTTCCTCAGTGACAGTGACCTTCTTCTTCGTGCCTTTGGGGAAGGCAGCACGAGTGGCGTCCTTAGTGCCCTGCGATACACCCCTGTCGAAGTTGATGTTCTTCAGACCACTAGGCCTACTGCGCTCACTGGCCTCACGCCCCACGCGTAGGCGCTCATCCCAGACGTTGTGCTGCACTTTGCTCTGAGCAGCAGCAATGTTCCCGCCCACAGTCTTACCTGTCTTGGCGCGAGACATCTTGTCTGCCTTGATACGTGCCTTCAACTTCATGCGCCCTACACGACTCAACTGCGAGATGGGTACAGCCTTACCACTGAAGTTGACGAAGGACTTCTTCACCGCAGCCCTGTCCATCTGTTTCTGCGCCCAATCAGCACTGATCTGAGCATCAGAGACCTTCATCTTGCCCATACGCGCCTGCTTGGTGGCTACCTTGATAGCAGTCTGGTGAGGGGAAAGACTCTTATGCACAACTCCGAAGGCGCTCTTCTCCACCTGTTCTGGCATCTTACTGCCAGCCACGTTCGCGGTTGGTCAAAGCGACACGCGATTTGTTCTTAAGATCACTACCAGCCTGCGAAGCATTCTGTCCACGAATCATCGTGTTCATCTTCAGACCAGGGTTGTTGGTCTGGTTAGCAGATATCGCATATGATCTCGCCGCGCGCTGTCCCATTGCGTTAGCGCCCTTACGTCCCTGTATGTACTTGGCCGCAGTGCTGTTGGGCTTCAACGCGCCATAACGCAACGGACCCCCAGCCTGCCTCAACGCAGAGGGAAGTCCCTTACTGATCTCACCATGTTCTACACCAAACGCGCTGATCATGTCCTCAGGATACGAGACTGGTCAACGCGAACTAGCGCTTACTTCTTGCGTGGACGCTTGAGTTTACTCTTGTCCATGTGTGAGATACCAAGTCCTGCCGCCCCTACTCCACCCACGATCAGGGCAGGATTACGCACCATACGCGCGTACTTGGCGTTCTTCCCATAGGTGTGAGCGAAGTACTTGTGCTGAGTAGCATGTCCTCGCTGCACACCAGTCTCAAAAGCGTCTTTCTTGGACTTACCAGCGAAGAACTTATTGGCGTCATTCTCAATATCAGGGCTAGGAGTAGTGGTCTTCACGCGCGGGGTGATCTTCTCTGCTTCACCCAGAGCAGCATCCTTCTTACGCGACCAGCGCTTCTGCTGCCCCCGCATCACACCCTCAGCGATCATAGAAGCCCCTGCGGCAGCCCCTCCACCACCAGCAAGTGCTCCATAGAACCTGTCGCTCTTCTCGGCCTTACCGAACTCATAGCGCAGGTTCTTGGGCACAGGGTTCTTCTCACGCATCTGATTCACCCCATGCACAGCGGCTGCCCCACCACCGATAAGAAGCGCGTTGGACAACTTACGCCCACGCTTGAGGTGCCTGATCACTTGACGCTCAGGCTCGATCTTGCCTGCGTCACGCCCACGTAGGTACATCTGCTTACGCGTAGCAGGCTTTCCCTTGTAGTAGTGGTAATCGTTGACCTTGCGCTGCAAGGTCTTCTGATGCGCGTCAGTGCGGTATCCGAAGACTCCCCCGCGCATAGAGGCTAGAGCAGCACCAGCCCTACGTTGCCAGGGAGCGTCCTTGTCCATAGCCCCAGCAAGCATCTCATGCTTGGAGTGAACGCCGGGGATTCCTCCACCCAATAGACCTGTCGCAGCAACAACGCCCCCACCAGCAGTCAACGCGCTATTCTTCGCGTCATCCTTCTTACGCTTGGAGATTTTGGTGTGCTCAACACCAAAGGCGCTTTGACTCATACAGCCAGAATACTGAGAACGTCAACGAGAATCAGAACCTACAAGGTCATCGCGTCACGGGTACTGTCAACTGAGTGTCGGTGTCCTTGAACAGACTACGGCGCAACTTCCACTTGGGCCTACGCATCTTGGGGCCAGAGGACATTCCTCCCCAGCGTGTTGCGTGTGAGCGCTCAATCTTCTGTGTACTGCGCTTAAGAGGTTCAGTAGCACGCAGAGACAAGCGATATGTGTCCATGTCTACTGATCCTGGGATGTGCTTAAGTCTGCCGCGAAGAGTGGGGTCTTCCTTCATCTTCGCGCGTAGAGCAGCACGATCAGCAAGGACGCCAGAGTCATGTTCAGCAGCACTTGCCATCCTGCGTGCTGCGTCGCCTGCCCTATGTGGCTTCTTCCCCGTTACGTTGACTACTCTGCCTTTAGCATCAGCAAGGTCATAGCCGACCTTAGTCCCGCCACCCTCAACGCTCTTGGGCCATACGCCCTTCATGTCGAACTGAGCAACCTTGCCTGCACCACCACGTGAAGTCAGATGCTTGTTCATGGCGTAGCCACCCTGACGAGCGAAGTTCTCAGGGGTTCTCCCCGCAGTGGCGTAGCCCTCAGCCATCTTCTTGCTGGGAGTCATGAACAGGGCGTTCTTGGGTCCATCTCCATCAGGGTTGCGTACATCTACACTCTTGCCCTGTGCCAAGCGACGCACTCTGCCCTTATTACCCCCGTGGAACATGGGAACGCCCTTGAGTCGTGCGCGCAGGGAAGTCACGACATCCATATCTGGGAACGTGCGCCCTCCATACGACTGCGTGATGGGCTTGTACACACCTTTGAGGTATTGGGACTTATGCACTACCCCAAAAGCACTCACGTTCATACCAGTAGGTTAATCTCCCCGTCCACAGGTACATCCTTCATGCGCACCTACGCTTTGCGAGGCCAGATCAGCCCGTAAAGAGGCGCAATCTGCCCTTCCTGTACATCTGGCTCACTGATCGCGCTAGGACCATTGCCCACGATACTTGTCGTTGTGTACGCAGGAGCAGCCATCATGCCACCAAGAACGCGGGACGGACGTTACCAGCACTTTGATAACCATCAACACCTGAGTTCATCGAGGATGAGCGGTATGTGTGCGTCACCCCATCAACCTTCGCGGAGAACACAGACAGATCAGGCACAGAGCGCGTCGTAAGGATGACTCCCAAAAACGGGTCATACTTCCCGAATGTGTAGATGGGGAACACAGGACATTTGTAATCAATCAGAATGTTGTCTGTCATACGGACTGCCATTGGCATACAGTTCCACCCTGTTGTATTGGCCGTATATACAGTGCTCAACGCGAAGTTCGACGCTTGACATTGGGGTGTGCCGTTAGTGCCAGAGGAATCAGCGCCTGTACCACAAGTAAACGTCACCAACCCATCGACGGTTGGCTCACCGTCAATACGTAGACGCTCAGCACAGAATTCCCACTGACCCGCGTAACTACCCGTATAGGGCATGTTGGAGAAGATGGTGAAGCCAGCCTCAGTGCGTACTCCTACGATCTCCCCCTCAAGAGTCGTCGTAGACCCTATGCCAATGTAGTGTGTCTGGACCTGTCCCCCAATGGTCCCATCAGCATGTGTGGTGCCCACTACAAAGCGCACTCGATACCCAATAGCAGCAGTACTAGAAGTACCTTGCCCAACTTCTACAGAGAAGTAGACCTCCTGCGTGGGGCTGAGTTCATCATCGAAACGATAGACCTTCTTCCCGACATACGTGGAGTTGACGCCTGGGTATGTAGCGGTATTCCAGTCCATCGTGTCGTACACGCTGGTGTACCCAAGGTCGTCAAACACACCCATGACTGCCGCTCCCAGAGAGCGGAATCCCGCATCATTGGCAGCCAGCCCACCAGGGACAGCCTTGCTGACGAGAGTAATAGCCATCAGGACTCCTTCAGTGCGTCAAGACGGGGCCAAATCAGCCCAGTGGTAGGAATAGGTCGCGGAGTTGATGCTGCTCCCCCAACCACACCATCACGCGTATTGGCTACGGCATATGCAAAAACAAACCCTGTTACGGTCAGGTCTTCAGGAACCGGGGCAGCCATGTTAAATGTCTTCCACCAGGAAAGTTAGCCTGTTCCCGTTCCCAAGTGCGGAATATGAGCCAGGGACTGTGCGATACGTTCCATCCACCCCATTAAAACTTCCAGTGAATCGCTTGTTCGCTCCCACAGCGGCAGTACTAACCCCAACCACACCACGTAGCGGGTCATACGCTCCATAGGAAAAGAAAGGATACAGCGGAACCTTACCGTCAGCGTCGGGAGAAGTGCTGTACCCAGCCATAATGGGCGCATCATAGCCAGAAAGCACATTGCTGCCCCACACGTTGTGCACAAGATGATCAGCGCATCTCCCCGCAACGTTTAAGCCTGTAGCGGCGACTGCGTTCACATCAGTACCGAATACCAGTTGCGAAACGCCATCACCCACAACAGTCCCGCTCAAACTAGTGCGCTCGATTAAGAACCCAGCCGTTGACGTACTAGTTGTATTCGTCCACAGGCTGATACCAGCATCGTAGCGAGTGACAACGATCTCACCAATCTCAGTCAACTCCCGGTGAGTCGCTAAGAACTGTGAGAACACATCGCCTGCCAGTACACCGCTGTCATGCTGCCACCCAATAGAAATCTGCAACTTAAATCCATTAGTGGGCTGTGACGAGTTACCGCGACCCCACTCCAACTTGACGAACAGCGGGTGTGTGGCGTGCAGGCTGTCGTCAAACGAGTAGATACGACTTCCGGTCACCATCTGCCCAGAAGTCGTAGGCATGATCATGGTGTCCAGGTCGATATCGCTGAAAACCTGAGTACACCCAGCGGCGATCATCGCGTCATGCCATGCCTTGCCCCACAAACGAAAACCAGCGTCTCCAACCGCATAGATCGGCATGGTGACAGTCGTAGTTGTAGTAGCCATGTCAGGCCTCCATCGAAATCCAGTTGATTGTCGCCTCGATACTTCGTGCCTCAGAGTCAAGGTTCGTCACGATGATCGGGCAACTCGTAGTCTCATCGAATACAGAGCCAGCCACACACAAGTGCTTCCATGTCAGGTCTTCAGAAGTAGTGACCAAATCCATGATCAGGCCATGATTGCCTGTGGGATCAGTACCAATAGCCCGTGCTGCATCAGCATCCCTGGACTCGATGTCTGTGTATAGGCGCACACGCGCGGGATAGTTGGTCGTCACACTCAGCACCATGAAGGTCTTCGCGAGGGTGATTACCCCCGACTCTTGAGCATTAGCGGCAAGAGATGCTGAGGTGTACGCAGTATCAGACCTTGCAACGCTACTAGCGGAATCGCCAATTGCTTCGATCAGACCTCTGTCGATGAACCTGCGAAGTGTTGTTGTGGGAACATCCTCATCAGCGATTACCTGACCCGCAGTGTACGTATTCCCATGTAAGGTCAACTGCTGGATTGCGATGAACGTCGTCATACCAACAGATTAATCTCGCCGTCCACAGGTGCGTCCTTCATACGCACCTCTCCCTCCACAGCAGGGGAGTAGATGCTGTCAGGCTGATCCTTGTTGGGCATGGTGAAGTTCTTCTCATAGCGCCCTGGGGCATTGCTACGGGGGACAGTAATGGCTTCCCCATACCCTGAGTACTGCTTACCTGCGTGCCATGCCAGTGCCAGGGAGCACACCTCATCAGGGAGGTGGTAGTCCTTGCTGTTGGAGTACAGGTCACCTGTACGGCAGTACTTGTGTGCTGTGTACAGGGTTTGAACTCTGGGGAGTTTGAAATACCCCCGCTCAATGGCTCCTACGTACTCTGTGAGCATGTTGGCGCGCTTCTCACCCGTCATGATGAACTTGCGTGCCCTCATGTCGATGTAGTCATTGACCACGTTCCCCAGCCCTGTGGCATCGTGAATGGCCTCAGCGTTGTACTCCATGATGACTTCGTTGAACCAATTGATCATCATGGGGTACGGCCTGCGGTTCACCCGCATGTACCACACCAACTGATGAGGCTGCCTGTCCACTCTGATCACAGAGATGACGGTGTAGTCCTGTTCCTTGGCCCAGTCAGCAGCCACGATGTACTGCCCATCGTTCACAGGCTTCTCAAACACGTACTTCTCGTAGTCCTGCTTGTGCTCTTCGGTAATAGCCTCTACGGGCAGTGAGAAGGTCTTCTCCACCGCGTCTGTGTCGAAGGCACGGTTACCAATGGAAGGCTCACCCAGTTCATACTCCACCCGCCACATCTCTGCGGGGATTTCCAACTTCTTGGCATTGATGGTCTCTTGGGTCAACCACCCGTCCACTGGGTTGGCACTCTCCCTGTAGCACCACGTGAGGATGGGTAGTCCCCGCTCCTCAAATCGCCTTCTCACCTCAGTGAATGTGCCATCAGCGTTCTGCCACGTACTGCACATCACGGTGTAGGGCTGAAGTATCTCTCCCTTGTAGTTCCTCTGGGGCATGGGTTGACCTAGTGCCGCATCGAGGATGTCGATGTCCATCTCATCGATCTCATCCAAGATCAGGAAGGGAGGGTGAGGGCCACGCACTGTCTTCTGGGATGCCGTAAGGGGTCTGATCCGCGCGTTGTTATTGAGTTTGATCTGAGTGTTTGCCTCAGTCTCGATCATGTACGTCGGAGCGTTCTTGTAGTTCATCGCATTACGCATGTGCTCATGGATATTCACCGACTGAGCCAGTGATCCACCCAGCAAGTTAACATCAGCACCCTTTATGAAGGCTTTAGTAATCCCAAGAATGCTCAACATGAAGGACTTACCACTCAGACCACGGCTTCCATGCCATAGGGCGATAGAGCCATCCTTCTCAAAATAGGCGTTGGCGAATGCTTCGAAGGGAGATACATGGTCTGGGCATACTGTGTGTCTCGGGATGGTTACTCCCCACAATGCCTGTACCAAGTGGTACAACTCATCGTCTGTTTGCGGTTCACGCTCTAAGACAATTCGCGCCATGTGCACATCCTAAAGATCGATGTCATTTAGGAGTCTTGCATGATCTCTTTCTGCCTTGCGTGCTTTGAGTCGTGTTTTGAGTTCTCCCAGCGTCTTGGGAGGGGTGGCTGCTGCTTTACGTTGCTGTACGAGTTGTTTGTATTCAGGATTCCCCCGCGATGCACGCTGTGCTGATGTCCTGTTGATGTTCTGAGTACCGATGGGCTTGATGTCTTCTGGCTTCCACAGGGACTCAGATGCCATGCCCTTCCCACGGCTGGTGATGGGCTTGGCACCAGGACGAGGCTTACTCATCACGATCTGTCCGATGACTTTGCCTCTACGGAAGGATTTCCCCGTCTGTGACATGTGAGCGCTACCAGTGGTTGATGTCTCTGCGCCTACCTGCCAGCCATGTCCTTTTGATGTGCCATATGACAGCGCTGAATTGTAGGTGGGTGTCTGATATGACCCAACACCCATCCCAGCACCATCATTGAATCCGCTGGGCTTCCATCCCTGGCGCATGATCTTTGAGGCACCAGCGTTGTGTGTGCCGTGGAACAGCAATCCCTTAGGCAACGCCTTATGAATTACTCCAAACGCGGAGCGCTCCATGTCAACTCGCCAATGCTCTGGCTATCGGCTTCAGCACTTTGACCTTCTTAGACTTCATTGCCGTCTTGATCTTCTCGTATTGCTTTTGCTCATCTGGCTCAAAAATCTCTCCCCTGGCATATCCATTAGGAGAGGCGTTCGGGAAGTATCTGGCGGCAGTGCCATCTGCTCTGCCCTCTTCGCGCGCCAACTTCATTGGGTCTAAAGAAATCTGCGTCAGGCGATATGGTGAGCGTTTCTTCCCACGTCGTAATTGACTGTCAGTCGCATAGTGCGCTGACTCATGCACACCAGTGCTCTTCGCGTCATAGTCGTTCTGTACAGGGCCGCGCGGGTTGTAATTCATGCGAACGCCTTTAGGAGTAGGCGTGACAGACGCTAAAACACCGGGAGTGCCATGAGGACGCGCGTCGATCTTGGGTACATATCCCAACCTACGCTTTACTCCTTCTTTAAAAGCCGAAGAGCGCTTATCGCCCAGGGGCAACTTAGGTATTTCGCTTTCTGGCACTTTAGGTCCAGAATGGAATCTCAGAACTTGCCCGGCCAAATCATTGTTCGGCTTTCCCCTAAGACCGTATTTCGTACGTAATGTGCGCGTCTGCTTAAGATCATTTACGACATCAGAACGTTGTTTCTGATTAAGTCTGTGAGCAGGCGCATATGATCCGTCAGGCAACTGCGTCTTATGAATGACTCCAAATGCTGAATACTCCACTACTCAAGAATATCGAGTGATGTCAGTCAAAAATTGGGTATTTGATGATCACTCGGCCATTGGCTCCATTCCCGCCGTTCTGACGGCAAAGGTAAACCCGGCCCCAGAGGGACCGGGCGGTGTGACAGAAGTTTAGCACCGACAACCACCCGACGAGAGGAGACAAGGAATGGCCGTGACATGGCGCCGAAGGCCCGCACCTGCACCATCTGCAACGCACCCATCCCCGACACCGCCAGCCACAACGCCACCACCTGCGGCGACGACAACTGCAAACGCGAACGCAGCACGCCGCGCCAGCCTGCGGCCCAGTACGCGTCGTAGGCGTCGGCGTAGGGGTTGGTGGACGTCATGGTCATGCGTCACCGTCCAGGGCGCGCAGGACATCCGCGCGCAGGAGCATGTCCCGCACATGACCGTCGTCACCGACGATCTGGTGCACTAACAAGTCCAGCACCCGCTGTACCGGGCACGGCCAGTCACGCCCGCACACAACGCACACCGGAAGGCGACAGTTTTCCCCCGCACACCCGCCTTCGGATACGGCGAGGTCGTTGCAGGACATGTGCTCACGCATCGTTGTCCCCGTCCAGGGCGTTGAGGACGGCGTCACGGTCAACGACAGCCCACACCTGGCCGTCGCCACCCCACACGGTCCTGGCGTTGCCGTCCTCGCAGGCGCCGCGCACCCGCTGGATGGCAGCGGTGTCGCGCTCCACCATGTACTTCAGTGCCTTGTTCTCGCCCCGCAGCGCCTCGACCTCGTCCCGTAAGCGGCGAATCTCGCGTTGGCCTGCATCGGCATAGGACGCTTGTACGTGGTCGAAGTGACTCATGCGTCACCGTCCAGCACTGAAGGGGTGGCGGTAGCGTTGGCTGCCGACGCTAAGTAGTAGCGACACCTGATTCGAGTGTGGAGAGTGCCGTTCATTGCCGCACGGACAACGCCATATGCCAGATAGAAGTCTCCGCAGTAGCAACAACGCTCGCTGTACTCACTCATCGACTCGTCCTTCCAGTGGGGTCGCCATTCACTCATCGCCATCAC